GCGGTTCTGGCACTTACACTACCACATCCGCTAGCGGCTCTTACACTTCTGGTTCTGCTGGTTCAACGTCTGGTTCTGCTGGCGCCACAACTCATAGCGGTTCTGGCACTTACACTACCACATCCGCTAGCGGCTCTTACACTTCTGGTTCTGCTGGTTCAACGTCTGGTTCTGCTGGCGCCACAACTCATAGCGGTTCTGGCACTTACACTACCACATCCGCCAGCGGCTCAGCGACTTCTGGCTCCGGAGGTTCGACGGAAACCGGACCCGGCTATACCACACATAGCGGCTCGTCGTATCACACAGTATCTACTTCTGGATCAATGTCATCCGGATCGTGTGGTTCAATATCTAGTTCGCATTGTGCAACCACATGGTTCGCGCCAGAGCCAGGAAGAACGACGACGGCGACTGGCTATCATGTATCCTCTTCAGGTCCAGTTTCAGGATCTGAGTTATTCGGCTTGGCAACGGGAATAAGGTTTCCGATAGTCACAGCAACCTCTACGTACACAGCGTCAATTGGAGACTATACGATATTAGCCAACACTAACGCTGCAAATATCACCGTTAGAATACCATCTGCGTCTATAGCAATGGAGAAGATATACAACGTTAAGAAAATTCATGCTTCTAACACCATGATAATCATATCCGATAATGGAACAATAGATGGAGATGCTACAAAGAGCGTCACATCATTGTACGAATCATTAACAGTACATTCGGACGGTATAAACTGGCATCTAATTTAGTATAAAAAGGAAAAGATTAAATTTAAATGGTTTAATAGCATCATCGGACACCATGACTGTGTGAGGGGGTGATAGTATCACAGTTGATGCGTCCGGTGTTGCTGCAATCATTGCGAATAATGGAGACACCCCCTTTATGAGAATCGGTAACTTATCCATTCAACGCTATCTGAATAGATTATACTTTAAAGAAATTATATATGCAGAATAACCAGATACACCATGATAACACCGACCCCAGTGACAGATCGGGCTTAAATTTTGGTAAAAAGAACCCAACTAAATACACATACAACACAATCTGCAGAATATAAATGGATTTTCTATCACAATAATACTATTTATTTTGCAACACTATTATTTTAGGAGTTATTTTATTTATGTCCAGTTTGCTTAAAGAGGCGATTGTAGATGCCCGGGCCTTGAGAGAGGCGGCTCTAAAAAACGCAGAATCATCGATTATAGAAAAGTATTCTAACGAAGTACGCGAAACATTAGATAAATTAATTGAACTTGAGGAGCCAATGCTGGACTTAGAAGAGCCAGTGGCCGACATCGGCATGCCATCTGATGATCTGGGCGCCCCTGAAGTCACATCTGAAGATATCACCGAGAATGACGTCGAACTATCAGCAACCGATGGTTTATCTGCCCACACTGGAGAGCATTTGGACAAATTCTCTAATGTCGGCGATAGCAACGAAGTAGAAATTAATCTGGGTGCCCTACAAGAAGCACTCAAAGAACTGGATGCCGCGGTCAATGAAGAAGAGATCGAGCTTACCGAAGAAGATATTCAAAACATTATGTCTGAAGACGATGAAGTTGTCGAAGAATCTACCGAAGAAGTACAAGAAGAAGAAATATCCGAGGAGACCGTGACTGAAGAAGACGATACACAAACAGAAGCTCTTAGTATCGACGATTTGACAAATGCAATCGTAGAGAAGCTCACAGTTGATATGGGTGCAGACCTATCTGGCTGGGCCGGCCGCCCAGCAGAAAGTGTCAAGTGGGAAATGGAGAAGGAGCTAGCACACCGCCGTTCCACCGATCTCACACAAGATTTAAAAGATTTGAAGAAAGCTCAAGAAGAGTTGGTTTTTGAAAATAACCAAGTCAAAGAGCAAAACACAAAGTATAAGCAAGCAGTACAAGAGTTACAGGAAGGATTACAAGATGTAAATCTTTCTAATGCTCGCTTGCTTTACACGAACCGTATTTTACGAAATACCTCCCTAAATGAGCGACAAAAAGATAAAATTGTCGAAGCGATTTCTAGCGTCGGTTCTGTAGCAGAAGCAAGGACAGTATTTGAAACACTTCAAAGCACAGTGGAGTCATCTCCTACAGAGAAGCGACCACAATCACTGAGCGAAGCAATATCAAAACGTTCTACTATGTTACGTGCGACTCGTCAAGAGAGCACACCCTCTGATCCTCTCCAAGAGAGGATGAAGAGACTAGCTGGAATAAAATAACTATAAATATAAGGAGGTAATTTTAAATGTCTAGTATTATTGAAAGGCTGACTGAAGGTGTCATCAATCGTGATGTCCGTGCCGAAGGTCATGCTTTATTACAAAAATGGGAAAAGACCGGTCTACTCGAAGGAATAGATAAGGATCGCTCCCGTCAAACTATGGCTCGTTTGCTTGAGAACCAAGCTAAAGAGCTTCTACGTGAAAGTTCATCGATGGCAGGTGGAGATGTTGAGGGCTTTGCGGCCGTTGCATTCCCGATTGTTCGTCGTGTTTTCGCAGGGCTTATCGCTAACGATCTCGTTAGTGTTCAGCCGATGAGTCTGCCATCCGGCCTCATCTTCTTCCTCGACTTCACAGTCAGCCAGGAATCAGGTGACTATCCCACGGTAAAATCTCGTCTAGGATACGATCTGTCAAGTTCGTTGTATGGTGGAAACCAAGTTGGTAAGGGAATCGTCGATGGTATCGATCTATCCCAACAGCTGGGTGACGCCGGTGGCGGATATAACCTTAATAACGGTTATTCCTCTCCGACTGGTTCAGCTCTTGCCAGCGCTATAACTTTAACACCATTAGCTGTCCAAAACGGCGTCTTTGGGTGGAACACAGCGGCCACCAAGGCAACACGTTATGACGCAGACTTTGTCTCTGGCTCAACGGTGGCTACAGTAGTGTCGGTGTTGCTAACTGGTCTAGACCAGGTTAATACACAGGGGCCACAGTCATTCAATGTATCCAGTAGCGAAGGCAATGGTATTTTGGAAGACAAAGGCGGTGCAGCCTTTGCTCGCTTGGTACGCCGCCAAACTCGCAAAAATACTGCCGGCACACGTCTAGATTTGACTTTTGTTGGTGTTGGTGTTGATGGAGCAGTCGGCGGCAATGCAGTGAGTGCAGCGGGACAGGGCGTTCTTGTTCTGTCTCAGCTTACCTCAGCCCTAAACACGGTTTCCTGGGCCCAAACAGATGATCTAACTAACGCTAGCGCTCTAGGTGGTGTTGTTGGTCAAGCTGAGTGGGGTCTCGAAGCAGAGAAGAATATCCCAGAGATCGACATCAAGGTCGATAGTATTGCGATTACAGCGCAAACCAAGAAGCTCAAGGCTAAGTGGACACCGGAGTTAGGTCAAGACCTTAACGCCTACCACAACCTTGATGCCGAGGTTGAGCTTACAAGCATTCTCTCTGAGCAAATCGCTCTTGAGATTGATCGCGAGATCCTATCTGACCTAGTAAATGGTGCAACAGCTGCAACATACTACTGGGCTCGTTCTCCAGGTCTGTTTGTTAATCGCACAACAGGTGCAGAAATCGGTGCGTCCTCAGCGGCTCCCGACTTCACTGGTACTGTGAGTGAATGGTATGAGACTCTCGTTGAGACAATCAACGATGTTTCTGCTCAGATTCACCGCAAGACCCTTCGCGGCGGAGCTAACTTCATTGTATGCTCTCCCGAAGTTGCTAACATCCTAGAATTCACAGCCGGCTTCAGAGCTTCCGTCACACATGATGATGAGAAGGGTTCTGTTGGTGCAGTGAAGACTGGTTCGCTTAGCAAGAAGTTCGATGTCATTGTTGATCCGTACTTCCTTCGCAACGTGATCCTTGTTGGTCGTAGAGGTTCAAGTTTCCTTGAATCTGGTTATGTATATGCACCCTATGTGCCGCTACAAACTACGCCCACAATCTTCGGACCCGAAGACTTCGTGCCCCGTAAGGGAGTCATGACGCGTTATGCCAAGAAGATGGTGCGTCCTGACCTTTACGGCCTTGTTATTGTCCGCGGACTACTTGGTGAAGCCGGTGCTACTAGCTAAACAATAGCTTAGTAACCTACTATAGTGCAAAGCCCCCGTTTTTTAACGGGGGCTTTCATTTATCATACGCTTTCATTTTGGGGAGGACTACTTATAGGCGAGGGGAGAAATCCCTTCGTTAATTGACCTAATTAATATTCATATAAGGAGAAATATATTATGGGAACCAAAAGAGTAGGTTGGGCACGAATTCGTAGCCTGATTAACGAAAATAGTAATCAACTTAAGATTAGAAATGAGCAAGTCATCTCGGTCGGCGCCGGCGAAACGAAAGTATTAACAGCCGACGATTCGGGAGCGCTAGTATACTTAGGTGGCGCCGGTGTTGCCACCGCTACCTTACCTGCTGTTGCGGCTGGTCTGAACTTCAGATTTTACGCAACTAGCGCGCGAGTGCACATTATCAATGGTGGCGCCACTGTGATTCAAGGTTGTTATCATCACAATACGAACGCCACGACAATCGTAAGTGTTGCGGTTGCAAATAAAACGAGCTTGACACTTCACAGTAGCAACGCAAAGATTGGCGACAAGCTGGACTTCACTTGCGATGGAACCAATTGGTATGTTTCAGGTATCGTTAATGATGTCCTCACCCAAGCATAAATCTTAAAATAGACTTTTCATCTATACAACCTTCCCCCCTTCCCTTTTGGGTTGGGGGGATTTTTTTGAAAATGCCGATCTCCTAAATTTTTTTCGCCTCCAATTTTTGAGATTTTCGTTTTGTTATTTTAAAACTACTTATTAATGGACAAAACACAAGGAGTTCCACATGGGAAAGAAAAGAAGAATGCTCTCATCAAAGAAGAAATTCAGCGCTAAGTACAGTAACCACCCCCGCATGAAATACGTCATGAAAACCGAGGATGCAATAACAACCGCCGCTCCGGTCATCGAACCGACGGTAGCAACACCACCGGAGATTAAGACTGATATCCCGGTGATCAAAGCAGCGCCAACGGTTGTCACAGACACTGCCGTTGTAACTACTACACCTGCCGCGGCCAAATCAGCACCGGCGCCGGAGAAAGCAGCTAAAGCGCCAATCACTAAAAAAGCCAAGACGCCCAAGAAGAAGACACGCAGAAGCACCACAAAATCCAAAACAATTTCACGAAACGCATAAAATAAACGTTTATGCTGATTGATTCGAGTTTTGTAAGCGTCTTTACTATTTATTCCTAGGAGGGAACATGCGTGCCTACTAACCTCAGCCCAAAGTCTAAGAATAGTGCTATTACACTAACTTCAACAGGAAGTGCAGCAGCAGTTTCAGGCTCATTGCCGTTTGGAATGTATACGGGATCAGTAGATTTCTTGACTGGCGCCGCCCTACAAGTTGCATATGTATATAAAAAGCTCGGTGGCGATGTTGTAGATATCGAGCTAACACCTTCTAATGTATATGCTGCATACGAAGAAGCTGTTCTAGAGTATTCATACATCGTCAATCTACACCAAAGCAAAAACATGCTTTCAGACGCCCTAGGCAACACCACAGGCACTTTTGACCACTATGGCAATATGAAGGAGAGCGATTTCTCATCGAGCTTAGGAGACTTCAGTGTAGAGCTTAAATATCCAAGATTTAAGTTCGAATACTCCAAGAAGGTGGGGGATGGACTTATTTCATCAACCGGCCAAGGCGGTACAGTTAGACAGTATTCTGGTTCATTCGCTATAGTCCATAACCAGCAAGACTATGATCTTCAGGAAATAATTCAAGCAGCATCAAAAACCGGCCTAGATGATGGTGGTAATAAAGTTGATTTCGAGGATAAAGTCAATGACGACCAGAGAATAGTGATTAACAAGGTGTTTTTCAAGTCACCACGTGCCATGTGGCGATTTTACGGCTATTATGGGGGAATTGGAGTTGTAGGAAACATGTCGACATACGGACAATTTGCGGATGACTCCACATTTGAACTAGTTCCCACGTGGCAGAACAAACTTCAGGCCATTATGTATGAAGATAGCATTTATACAAGAACATCGATGTATTCTTATGAAATAGTTAATAATCGTGTTAGGTTGTACCCAACGCCAAGTGATTGGGGGATGAATCAAGCAGATCGCATGTGGTTTAATTTCTATATTAATGGAAATGCGTGGGACTCAGACGATAATTATGACACCGGTGTGAATGGCGTCAATAACATGAACACTTTACCAATTGGCAATTTACCATATAAGAATATTAATGCAATTGGCAAGCAATGGATTAGAAAATTTGCGCTAGCTCTGTGTAAAGAGATGCTAGGCCAAATCAGAGGTAAATTCACAACGATCCCAATTCCAGGAGAGAGCGTCACCTTGAATCACTCAGATCTCCTGGCTCAAGCAAAAGAAGAGCAAGCGAATTTGAGAGACAAACTAACAGAGATGCTTAAAGAAATGGAATATGTGGCCCTCGCGAAAACAGATTCAGAAAAGGTGACCGCAGTAGAAGAAACCTTGAGACGAGCACCACTGCCGATATTTGTGGGATAATAAGCCATGGCAAACAATTGGAAAAAACCAGAAGCACCGCCGCCCCCATTATTCCTAGGTAAGAAAGAGCGAGATCTAGTAAAACAAGTCAATGATGAACTTATTGAGAAAGTCATCGGCCAGCAATTGCTTTATTATCCGATAGATATGGAAACAACCAATTTTCATGACCTATACGGAGAGGCAATAAATAAAACCTACCTCCCACCAGTTAGAGTATATGCAATGGTAGAATTTACTGATTATTCCACCGAATATATGGAAAGTGCCGGTATTGACAAGACATGGGAGATAAATGTACACTTCCACAGACGCAGATTAGAAGAAGATCAAGACTTATATGTTCGCGAAGGTGACTTTGTTTTGTACGGAGAACATTATTACGAGATAGTTAAACTACAAGAGAAGAAAAAACTATTTGGTCAAGTTGAGCATGGTTTTGAAATATCTGCAAGATGCCGCAGGGCAAGAAAGGGCTTATTTGATGCTACCTGATAACTTTGACTTTGCGATGCTGCCAGAAGGTAGCTCTGAACATACTCTAAAAGAATTGGGTATGTTAGCTTCAAGCATAGAGACAATAGATTACGCGATAGTGTCGTGGCTAAAGGAAGACCTAGACCTCAGCACCACAACAAACGAAGGCTTCACAACCGTACCAGTAGTTTGGCAGGCGCCAGAGAGGGCATTTCAAATAAAGAACGAGAAAGAGCTTCGCGACAATGGCGGCGCCCTGAAATTACCTTTAATAAGTATAGAGAGAACTGGAATTACCAAAGACCCAACGAGAAAGGGTGGATTTCAAGCCCATATTTATTCGAGCGAGAAAGATGGAAGATCAGGAAGGATGGTAATTGCCAAAAAGATAAAAGAAGATAAAACAAGGAATTTTGCGGTTGCTAACACCACAAGAAACAACCTGGGAACAAAAAAGCAGCTTAATTCACCCAGAGTTAATAAGAAGATTGTGATACAATCGTTGTCGATACCGATCCCGGTATATATCAATGTAGATTATAAGATCACGATTAAATCTGAATACCAACAGCAGATGAACAGTTTGATGACACCGTTCATTACTCGCCCGGGCCAAATAAACTCATTTGTTATGAAAAGAGACGGTCACATGTATGAGGCCTTCATACAAGAGAGTTTTACACATAACAACAACATTGGTAATTTAGGGGAAGATATGCGAATGTTTTCATCAGAGATCACAATAAAGGTTCTTGGCTATCTAATAGGCGACGGCGCAAACGCCGATCGACCAATTATTAGAGTCGATGAGAATGTTGTAGAGCTAACCTATCCAAGAGAAACCTCTCCAGTCCCAGGCAACGGTGGTTTTTTTGGATAGTAGTTCATGAAGCAAAAAACAAATTCTTAATTTGCTTCATGACGTTTGAGCATAAAAATACTACTTATTTATGACAACACTAAAGACCACAATAGTGCCCATCAAACGAGTGAAGGAAAAAAAACATGTCAGTAAAGAATTTTAAGTTTGTATCGCCCGGGGTTTTCATTAACGAAATTGATAACTCGTATCTCCCAAAGACAGTTGAGGCCATCGGCCCCGTCATTGTAGGCCGCTCTGCACGAGGCTTAGCTATGCAGCCAATAAAAGTAGAATCATATTCTCAGTTTGTAGATATGTTCGGCGACACGGTGGCAGGTGGTTCAAATAATGATGTATATCGTGATGGAAACTATGTTTCTCCGATGTATGGCACTTATGCTGCAAAAGCTTTTTTGAGATCAGGAGTTGGCCCAGTCACATACATTCGCCTTCTTGGGCAGCAGACATCAGCCGGCAGCACTGCAGGCCTGGACGCTGCAGCCGGCTGGAAAACCACTGAAGACCTAGACCGCGACTCCAACACAGCCGGCGGCGCATATGGCCTCTTTGTATGTACTTCAGGATCGGACACAGACTGTTCAAGTGATGGTAAAGAACTACACTTAGCAGCCACATTCTATATGAACTCGGGCTCTCTTAGCCTTGTCGGCCCTGTGCGTGGCGCGGGGGCTGGTGGAGACACCGCCCTCGGCATGACAGCCTCACTCGGTACGTATAATGGTCGCGGCCTAGTATTGGGTATGGATAGTGACAACCTATTCACTATTGAATATAGTGGCTCTAACACTTCTTCCCCGAAAAGAGTCAAGTTTAACTTTAATGACAATAGCGATAAATTCATCAGAAAAAGGTTCAACACAAACCCTCAGCTATTAACCACCGCCGGCGCTTTTTATCCCGCAGCCACAGTTGATGATGTTTGGATTGGAGAAACGTTTGAACAAGAACTAAGAGACCGCGATCTGGACACTGCAGCCCTTCAAGGAGTAATTCTTGGAATTGGGCTAAGTGGCTCAGCCGCGACCGGCCCACAAAACATGAAGAAGCAAGCTTCTCGCGAGGCGGTTGCAGGTTGGTTTATTGGCCAAGACTTAAGTGGAGACCCGACATCCTACATTCCACAACTACAACAGAAGCTGTTTAAGTTGGTTGGCCGCGGCCACGGAGAGTGGTTGCACAAAAACGTGAAAGTTTCCATCGAAGACATACGACAGTCAAATACCAACGCAACCGAATACGGTTCTTTCTCGGTGGTTCTGAGATCTCTCAGTGACACAGACAACAATGTACAAATTATGGAAAGATTTGATAACTGTACTCTCGATCCCACAAGCCCCAGCTATGTTGCTCGCAAAATTGGCGATCAATATACAAGCTGGGACTCTGTTAGCCGTAGATTGAAGACATACGGAGATTATCCAAATAACTCAAGGTTTGTCTATGTAGAGGTTAATCCTGAAGTTGATTCGGCAGCCACAGACCCACTTTATCTTCCATTTGGATTCTTCGGACCCCCCAAATTTACAGATGTTGCGGCTGCTAGTAATGCTGCGGGCTATGACGTCGGCTCTCACAAGAGTTTCGTCATCAACGCACAGGGTTTAAGCCCTAGTTGTACGCTTCTTTCGGGTGCGTTTGCACTTGCGGAAGGCTTTAAGGCCGCCCCCACACCGACGCAAGCCAACGCCGCCGGCGCAACCAACCAATCACCGTTTCAGATCATGGTGGCGGGTGATGTAAGAGCGATTCCCGCGATAAGCGAAGACGCAACATTTGCAACACACCTTGGAGTCCGAGCAGTCACAGCATCTCTGATCTTCCCAGTTAATAGAAGCAGACTATCAGCCAGTGATGGAGGCTTAACAAACACCAAAAACGCATATTGGGGATTTTCAACCACGAGAGTTAGCTCCTCGACCAAAAACGACAATAGTGTTGCAGCCCCCAACAGACTACTATATGCAGGATTCCCCGATGATCCAACAGCTGGCACAAACGGCGCTATCGCTGCCTTCCATGCCAATGCCGGTATAGATTCATGGTCTTACGTTTTCTCATTGGACGACTTAGTTAGTGGCGACAATGGATTTTATTATCAATCAGGCTCTCGTGCAAACCAAGGCCTGGCAACAGCCGGCATTGCAGCCGGATCTGCCACATCAGCTAGCTGGACTCCGATCCTAGACAACGAGCATAACAGATTCACTGCACCTTTCTGGGGTGGCTTTGATGGCTGGGACATTCAGAAACCCGATCCGCTTTATAATGAAGGTATGGGTTCCTCAGTAACTGAAGACACAAGTTATGCGTATCACACCTGGCGCCGAGCATTCGACACAGCTGCAGATCCAGAATATGTTGATATGAATCTTATGGTGGCCCCTGGCCTTACCAACACCTCTTTAACTGAACACATGATAAACATGTGCGAGGATAGAGGAGACGCCATGGCGCTTGTAGATCTTCCCAGTGTATACATCCCTCCTCATGAGAAATATTATTCTGATAAATCATCTCGCCGCGGCACAACTCCACAAACAGCGGTTAATGACTTAAAAGACAGAAGAATTGACTCTTCATATGGAGCCACATTCTACCCATGGGTCCAAACAAGAGACGCCGCAACAGGGAGAATGTTGTGGATCCCACCCAGTGTCGCCATGATAGGTGTTCTGGGCAGTTCTGAGGCCAAAACAGCTGTTTGGTTTGCTCCTGCTGGCTTTAACCGCGGCGGCCTAACAGAAGGCGCTGCAGGTCTCCCAATTACAAGTGTAACCGAACGACTTACATCAAGAGATCGCGATCTATTGTACGAGGCAAAAATTAATCCAATAGCTTCATTCCCCAACACAGGGATTGTGGTATTCGGACAAAAGACTCTGCAAGACGGCGCCTCTGCGCTAGATAGAATTAACGTACGCAGACTGTCCATCTATCTTAAGAAGCAGATTTCAATCATCTCGGCCCAAATATTGTTTGAACAAAATGTTCAAGCAACATGGGATAGGTTCAAAGGATTGGTCGAACCATTCTTGGCAAACGTCAAGACAAAGTTCGGCATCACAGATTATAAACTGATTCTTGATGAATCAACTACCACCCCGGACTTAATCGACCAAAATATTTTGTATGCCAAAATAATGGTCAAACCGGCCCGGGCCATTGAATATATTGCTATTGATTTTGTTATTACATCAACTGGTGCATCATTTGATGACTAATACTTATGAATTGACTAATTAATTTAGATTAAAGGAGAAACTAATAATGCCATTCTGGTCAACAAACTTTGGAGCTGATACGACGCTAAAAGATCCAAAAAGAAAATTCAGATTTACAGTGTCTTTCACGGGATTAACCCCGTCCGTTCTTTGGTACGCAAAGACGATTTCAAAGCCATCTTTCCAGATAGCTACCTCGGAGCACAAGTATTTAAACCATACTTTCTACTACCCGGGTTCAGTTACTTGGCAAGATGTCACATTAACGTTGGTTGATCCGGCAGAACCAGACGTGGCCGCCACACTCTCCGACATTATCACACAGTCAGGCTATTCGCCTCCTACCGATTCTACAAATGAAAGTATGGGCACGATGTCGAAGGCAAAAGCCGCCGGCGCGCTGGGATCTGTGGTAATCGCTCAGTTAGATTCAGATGGCAAGCCACTTGAAACATGGACCCTATGGAACGCCTTTATCACAGAAGTGAAATATGGCGATCTTGAGTACGGCGGAGATGACTTGACAGAAATGTCACTTACTCTCAAGTATGATTGGGCTCGTGTTGAAACCAAGGGCAAATCCATCACTGTAAACGGTGGTGGAGACACATTCTTCAACGCATAAAAAATAACTAAGGAAACCTTTACATGTCAGTCAAAAGCTTTAAGTTTATATCGCCGGGCGTTTTTATTCACGAAATCGATAACTCCGGAATTCCCAACATAGCGGAAGCCATCGGCCCCACAGTTATGGGCCGTTCATCGCGCGGATTGGCGATGCAACCAGTAAAGGTCAATTCATATTCAGAATTTATCGATATGTTCGGTAACGCGGTTCCCGGTGGTTCCAATGACGATGTATATAGGAAAGGAAACTACTCATCTCCGATGTACGGGACATATGCAGCAAATGCATTCTTGAGGTCCGGAGTCGCCCCCCTTACTTATGTCCGCCTTCTAGGCCAGCAAACGACCGTCGGCTCTGCCGCCGGCGGAGACGCAGCAGCAGGCTGGAAGACGACGCAGAACGTATCAACCACTCCGACAGCGACCGGAGGAGCTTTTGGCCTCTTTGTGTGCGCTAGCGGTTCCGGCGTAGATATGACTGGAGATTCTTGGAGCACAAGCGCCCTACACTTAGCTGCAGTATTTTATATGAACAGCGGCTCAATGCACCTCTCAGGCACCGCTAGAGGCGCCGGCGGTACCGAAGCCCTCGGTACAAATGAGCCGAATCTCGGCGCTGAAGGCATAGGTATGGTAATCGGAATGGCCGATGGACTGTTTAGTCTCGTGGTGTCAGGATCCAATAAGGGCGCAGATCCCGAACCTGCAAACAAGGCAAGAGTACTTAAGTTTAATTTTGACGACTCTAGTGACAAGTTTATCCGCAAAAGCGTTAATACGAACCCACAACTCCTCTCGACTGCAGCCGCATTTTTCCCTGCAAGCACAACAGAAGATGTTTGGCTTGGAGAAACGTTCGAGCAAGAATTAAGAGATCTTGGCCTCGCCACAGCCACAACGCTTCAAGGAACAATTCTTCCGATCGCGAAGAGTGGCTCTGTTGGTGTTGGCCCCCAAAACATGAAAGCACAAGCCTCTAGAGAGGCAGTTGCTGGTTGGTTTATTGGCCAAGACTTGAGTGGAAATCCCACCAGTTACGACGCTAAGAATCAGCAAAAACTGTTTAGACTCAAAGGCCGCGGCCATGGCGAGTGGCTTCACAAGAACGTGAAGGTTTCGATCGAAAAGATCCGCGCATCCAACTCGACAGTAACCGATTACGGTACTTTCTCGGTAGTTCTCCGGAATGTCAATGATACCGACAACACCGTACAAGTTCTAGAGAGATTCGACAGCTGCAATCTCGATCCATCAAGTCCGAGCTTCATTGCGCGCAAGATCGGAGATAAATACAAATCATGGGATACTACAGCAAAGACATTGAAAGAATACGGAGAATATCCAAATCTATCGAAATTTGTATATGTAGAGATCAACCCAGAAGTTGATTCTGCCGCAACGGATCCGACTTGCTTGCCGTTTGGCTACTTCGGACCTCCCGGTCTTGCTTCCGTGAATTCTGGTTCTTCAATTGTGCCGAATCGCGATGGAGCTACTGACGCTGCCAGCGCGGTCTATGCTTCAAACAATAACACGTTTATTCTTGGGAATAGTAATGTCAATCAGAAAATGGCCACCCTCCAGCGATTTTCCCCCGCCGGCGCCTCAGTCGAAAGCACCGAAAACCTTATTTTAGTTAGAGATAGCATACAAGCCGGCGTAACCAACAAGACACGCTTTCGGCCAGTAACTGCATCCATCCACTTCCCGAAAGACAGACTTCGCATATCTGCCAGTGCCGGAGGATTATCCGACACAAAAGATGCATATTGGGGTTGGTCCACGACACGCAAAGCAGCGAATTCCATTCCTGACGCATCCGTAATCGACTGGCACCGTCTATTGTACGCAGATTTCCCAGTAGATCCAACGGCCGGCACCGATGGTGCTGTGGGCAGCGTTGATGCTACAGCCGGCGTTAAAGCCTGGTCATATATCTTCTCCTTAGATGACATTGTATCCGGAGCAAATGGATATATCTATCACTCTGGCTCGCGCCGAGCAGAAGCATCAGCAACCTCAGCTAGCTACACTTCAATATTGAACAATGGAGTTGATAGATTTACAGCCCCGTTCTGGGGTGGCGCCGATGGGTTCGACATCCAGAAGCCCGATCCGCTTTATAATGAGCAGTGGAGAGGCGCATCTCCCACAGAAGACACAAGCTACGCATATCACACCTGGAAACGTGCAATCGACACGATCTCGGATCCAGAAGTTACTGACATGAATGTACTGACAGCACCCGGCCTCACACAAGCCACCTTAACAGAACATATGATTACAACTTGTGAGGCCCGCGGCGACAGCATGGCGCTGATCGACCTACCAGATATATATTTGCCGACTCACGAAGTCTATAAGTCTTCGAAGAAAGAAAGAGTGGGAACTACACCGGCCCAATCAGTTAATAACTTTAAAGATAGAAGAATCGACTCATCATACGGCGCGACATTCTACCCGTGGGTTCAAACAAGAGATGAAAACACCGGCCGCCTCCTGTGGATTCCGCCAAGCGTAGCCGCTTTGGGAGTGCTAGGTAGCTCAGAGAGAAAAACACAAGTTTGGTTCTCAGCCGCCGGATACAACCGCGGAAGCTTATCAAATGGCGCTGCTGGAATAACTGTAACAGGTGTTTCAGAGAGATTGTCTTCTAAAGAAAGGGACGCTCTTTATAAGGGTAGAATTAATCCAATTGCCAACTTTGTTGATACAGGAATTGTAATATTCGGACAAAAGACCTTACAAGCTAGAAAATCAGCACTTGACAGAATCAATGTCCGGAGACTGGTGATTCATATGAAGAAGCAGATATCTGTAATTTCTTCACAGATACTTTTCGAACAAAATGTTCAAGCAACGTGGGATAGGTTTAAGGGCTTAGTGGAGCCATTCCTTTCAAATGTCAAAGTCGAGTATGGTATCACAGATTACAGACTAATCTTGGATGAAACAACCACCACTCCTGATTTGATTGACCAAAACATCCTATACGCCAAGATTATGATTAAGCCTGCACGAGCAATCGAGTTTATAGCAATTGACTTTGTTATTGCTTCGACCGGCGCATCATTCGACGATTAAAATTAAAAAGTTTAAATAAATTGACTATTCATATATAATACTTAAGAGAGGTGAAATTTGTCAAGAAATAGAGGTCGTACCGACGGCATGCAACCAGCACGCCCGGAAGACACCAATACTCCAGCCCAGCATCTGGCTAATAATGCTGAAAATGCAACTCCGTTTTCATTTGTGGTTCCAACCGAATTTGTGGATTTGCCATCTGGTGGCAAGCACTATGCGCCAGGCCACCCCCTACATGGGGTCGATAGCATTGAGATAAAGCAGATGACCGCAAAAGAAGAAGATATACTGACATCCAGGACGCTTCTTAAGAAGGGTGTTGCGCTAGACAGAATGATTCAAAGCGTTATACTTAATAAAAGTATTGATCCAAAGTCTTTGCTTGTTGGTGACAGAAATGCTATCTTGGTATCAATTCGAGTATCTGGATATGGTAATGAATACTCCACTAATATCGCGTGTCCGGATTGTGGTGTAAATCAGCAATATACATTCGATCTGAACGACACCAACACATATGTTGGAGATGATATCGAGGAATTAAAAGTATTTCAAGTTGCTGAAGGCGTTTTTTCAACGACTCTTCCGCTAACTGGTATTGAGGTTGCATTTAAACTGTTAGACGGTTATGATGAAAAGAGGCTGGCCGATGGTATTGAGCACGATAGGAAGAAGAGAAACGATAAAGTTATTACCAGACAACTAAGAACTATGATAATATCAGTAAAAGAAGACACTTCGAAAGAGGTTATTAATTATTTAGTAGAGAACATTCCATCAATGGATTCTCGACACTTAAGAATGGCTTATAAAGCAGCCGCCCCTAACCTAGATTTATCACAAAATTTTGAATGTTCCGAGTGCGAATACGATCAAAAAATTGAGGTTCCGCTTAATGCGGACTTTTTTTGGCCTGACCGATGAGTACATGGAGAACGTGTATGAGCAATTTTTCTTTTTAAAATATAGCGGAGGATGGTCATTCTCCGAGGCCTATAATCTGCCTCTGGGGCTGCGTAGGTGGTTTGTTGAGAGATTAGCCAGCCAGATTGAGAAAGAAAACGAAGCGATTGAGAGGGCTAGTGGTGGTGGTAATAATACACAAACACTGAGCAATGCCAATCAGCCAGCACCCCCTCCACAATATAGGGAAGACTAAAGCAAAGCTAGCCTTTGCTTTTTTTTGTATAAACTATTTACGTTTAGAAGGTTCCCGAATACATGGCAACGTTAGACGACATTAAAGCAGTTTTAGAGAAGATTCTGGCCAGAGATGCGTCTTCGTCCGCGGCCAAAGGCACTAGTAAGACCGGCAGCGCGCTAACCGACGAAGAGCGCCTCAAAGCGGCAGTAGAAAGACAAAACCTGGCCAGGGAAGAAGTAAAGAACTATGAGGAGCTTAACAAAAAGAAGATCTTGGGCGTCGAGAACGCCGAGAACGCCAGGATTCTAGCAGAGGCTAACTTAGAGTTAGAAAAATCCCAGCTTGCTCTTTTGAACGAAAGGATCAAGGGTCAGAGCAAGTTAAGCACCGAAGAAAAGAAACACTGGGAACTTGAAAAAAACAATTTAGAAAAAAGCATTAAACAGCGCGCCGCCAAAAAAAAGAACGATGCGCGCAAGGCCAACGAACGTAAAAAGGCGCTGAGCGATGGCAAAGTCTTTGCCTCTCAAGCCGCCAATATGGCAAAGAAAACAGCCAGTCTTGGAATGAATCAATCGGCCATCGGCCGGTCCATATCTAAGCAAGCCGGTGGAATGGTTAATATGGTTGGAAGTATGGGAAGCTTAGTTATGTCTGGGGTCTCCTTCGCCTCATCCTTGGCTGCAGCCGGCGTGGCGGCAGGGACTATTGGTATTATTATCGGTGCAATTGTCCTTGCGCTGTTGCCCTTGGCGATCGGCGGCGCTATTCTGGGGGGCATGATTGCCATAACAAGCTATATGGTATCCTTGGCAATAGAAGCCAGAGACGCAGCCGCCGCATTTACGATGCTGACAGGCGCAAGTATGGAGTTCGGAAAAGACGCTGTACAACTTAAAGCAGACCTGGCAGGAATAAATGCTAGTTATGATGAGACCAATAAATCCATGGCCGGCTTATACAAAGGTACCACAATATTCTCCCAAGCTAATTCCGGCACTCGCAAGGAGCTAGCTGGAATGGCCATTGTAATGGAGAGATGGGGAGTCTCCACCGCGACATACTCGAAAGGGGTGGAAGCAATGGTGACTTCTATGGGCATCGCTGATTCAGCCGCAGCAGACGAAATGTGGCGATTGAAAAAACATGCGGAGATAATAGGCCAAGCCCCCGAACAATACGTGAGCCTGTTTTCGGAAATGGGGGATTCCTTGTCATTGTTTGACGACGCAATCGGAACATTTAAAGAGTTAGCCCGTGTCCAAAAGCTAACAGGCATGGAGATGCGCACCATCCTCGATCTTACAAGAAAGTTTGATACGTTTGAGGGCGCCGCCACCATGGCTGGAAACTTGAACGCAGCCCTTGGTGGAAACTTTGTCAATGCGATGGATATGATGATGGAAACCGATCCAGTCGCGAGATTTGAGATGATCAGAGATGCGATTAAAGGCACTGGCTTAGAGTTCGACACAATGGGATACCACCAGAAACAGTTTTATATGAAACAACTGGGATTCAGTAAAGTAAGCGATTTAGCTAAACTTATGAGAGGGGGAGATCTAAAGGGTCTTGCTGGTGATTATTCAAAAACTGCAGATGAATTAGAAGCTGCAGAAAAGGAAACAAAAAGATTTCAATCAACGATGAATGTGCTAAAGGGTATGTTAAATCAATTGCAGCCCGTTTTTGTTAAGCTTATTGACCCGATTCAGAAATTTGTCGATTCCTTGACAGGTAAGGACGGCCCCTCAGATCTAATGATAGGGCTGAGAGATTCCATTGATTCGTTGGTAACCAAGTCACTAATACCATTCATAAACGAACTGCCCAAGCTCATTGCTAGCTTCCAGACATGGACAACAGATAATAGTGAGCTTATCGATAGCTTTATAGAATTGATCCCTGTTGCCATAGAGGTTACAATGGCCATCACAAAGTTCTTCGCTCTTTTTGTTGGTGAAAAGGCCACCGCCGCCGGCGGCTGGTTTAGTCTTTTTTCCGGCGATGTCGAAGGCGCCGGCAAGAAGTTTAGGGGCGCCGCCAAGATAGCGGAAGAAGGTTCCACTATGTGGTCCAAATCCTTCGACTTTGTCACAGATCACGCGCTGTACTCAATCCCGATTTTAGGTCAAATGATCATGGTCTTCGACGGCGTAACTGGGGCAGTCAAAATGGCCGCCTCCGCATTCACCACTGAACACAGCTTGTCATTCAATCAATCATTAGAACATCAAAACAAAATGTTTGCAGCAATGCCAAACAGTATCGACGGCGCCACTAAAGCTATGGGCTCAATGACAAGTCCATTAGCAAAAAATACAAAAAGTATGAATCTCTTTGGTGATGCCACCAGCAGTGCCTTTGGTGGCGCAGTTAGTTCTATTGGAGAGCTAAAAGACGCTTTTGTTTCTGATATGGCGACAATGGAAGCTTCATCTGAAACCCCTCTAATGATGCGCGCCACAGCAGCAGTAGCCAAGCATGTAGTTGAATCCACCTCCTCGGGCGTACGCAACGCCGGCGCCGCCCTGAACCGCGCTACAGCTGGTATATCGCAAACACCAACAACTTCACCTGGCTCCGCCGCGCAACAATCACCAATGGTAAAACAGCCGATAGAGGTGGTGTTACGCACAGAAGAGGGCGTCCTGGCCAAACAGATAATAAACGTGATCGGTAGAGAGATTCAAGCAGTTGTCTCATAATTTAAAAGGAAAAACAAGAAATGGCAAGTAATTTTGACTCAGAAGACTCTCCAACAAGGAGATTTAATGTTGAGAAATATAGCGAAGAAGCCGCCGGCGGCCAACTGCGCGCCCCTATCGCTCCATATATCGACGCTCCTGATTCTCTGGCTAATCAAAGACAAATGGTTGTGTCATTCAGACACGAATCATCTGGAAAAGAGGTGTATTTTAAGGCGTTTATCACCGCACTTAACGAAACATATAACTCAGAATGGACCAGAGAAAAGGTTTTCGGCCGCGTTGATCCAATACAATTGTTCAGATCAACTGAAAGACAGATAACGTTAGCTCTGAAAGTCCCAGCCGCATCGATGAGTGAGGCTTATGAGAACTTAGGGAGGATACAGCTATTAACTCAGTTCTTATATCCGACATATATGGAGGACGGATCGGCCGCACAGCTAATAGCACAAGCGCCCTTGGTGAGATTGAAGGTTATGAATTTAATAAAAACAAACAAAGCGGACGAAACGGCATCGGGCGTTGAAGGCCGAAAGTCGTTTAAAAACTATAAATCAGATTTAACTGCCACAAATGGTCTCTTGGGATCGATTGGGAACCTTCACGTAAATCATAACTTAGAGTCCAATGAAGGAATCGTTATTGAGAAAGGTGTTAATACTATACTACCGACATTTATAGATATTAACCTTTCCTTCTCTCCAATTCACGAACACCCGATAGGGTGGAACGAGAAGGGTGAAGCACTCTCGGCAACATTTCCATACGGAGTTGATCTACATACGGAAGAACACAATATAGATGTTGAAGATGCATATGGCCTCGCGCACTCAAAAATTGATGGAGAAGACGTTCGCGGAACAGTCGAAAGCCAAGAAGCACTTGAGGAGTTCGTCGCCATGAATGAGCTAATGAAAGAAGAGTTTGCAGATCGCGACGTTGCACAACAAGCTCTTGATAACTCAGCCGCGCGATATAGTGGATGGTTTAGTGATTCAAGGTTCGATAAAGATTTACAAGCAGTTAAAGATGGCACTGCTAGCGACTACCAGCGTAGCTCGGTTGCAGGTGAGACAAATCGCCGGCACAGCAGAAAGGGCAAGTACAGTGAGTCGGTCAGATATATTTACGATCTAGAATACTAAAGGAACGAAATCAACAATGCCGAGATATAAAAACACATCTAAATTAGCCAACGACACAGATTATTATGACTTCTTAATGAAGAAAAGAAACATTAAGAGAGTGATCCAATATGAAACGCCGATCCTTTACAACCCAGATGTTATAGATCGCACTTTACTAAAAACTACACCACATATATGGAAATACGGCGATAGATACTATAATCTGGCATCACAGTATTATGGAAGTGTGACGTATTGGTGGGTTATAGCGTGGTATAACGGCATGCCAACCGAGGCCCATCTGCGCCCAGGCGACGTGATCGAGATTCCAATAAATATAGAGAATGCATTGAAGACGCTAGGGGTAATTTAGAATGGGCTCAAGAGAGGTAGACCCCTTATGGTCCGACATCGACGAAAAATTCAAACCGGGATCAAATTTTCGAAAGAGTCTTGCCGAGACATGGTGGGACGAAACACTGGCCAAGGTGGCTAGTCAAGTGTCTAATCCTGAGCCCGGCGGTGGAAAAGCCACCGCCCAGCAAATCAATGATTTGTATATCGGGACCACCGGCGCCGGAGCACAGCGCGGCGCCTACACGCATATGTATGGCCGATATCATGCAATCTTAGGCGATGGTGCCGTCAGCAATCTGGATCCAGGTGTTACTTATCAAGTTTGGGATACCGCGACCCTTAAAGCAAAATTCCCCCCCGGTGGTACGGGGATGGACAACTTAGTTGAGAACAGTTCCGGCAGGCTTATGGCGTTTGTCGCCCTCCAACGCCACACCGCCAGCCCCGGCGCGGCCGGAACCAGCCCCACCCGCCCCCAGGCCGAGGTGGATGCAGAGGCTGCTAGATTTAAGAAAGCCATGGACATGTTCGCGACGTCTGGGTCATCAGTCCCCATCGCCGGAGCCTCCGGTACTTCGGTCGCCGACTTCAAAGAACAGTGTTTTATGTTGGCGCATATATTTAAATTTGTAGATTATAAAATGAACAATGTTGAGCTTGTAGAGAGAAAAAGATTGCCATATAGCACCGGTGGTGGTTCTTCTTCCGATGGAAAAGTAAAAAATGCCTGCCTGATGATAGATAGTGAGCCATATGGGTTCATGAATAAATTGACACAATATAGCTCACAATCGACTCTCTTAAATTTGCAAACGAGTGAAGTTTCCTCGCTTGTTCCACAAATCAGATTGTTCAAAGTATATGAAAACGATAAAGGCGAGGAAATAAGTCAAGAATTCCACTTTGACTCTGCCCCAACTAAAAATTCAATTGAGTTTGCACTAGCAGACAGAAGGAAGCGCGGCGTAGGGGCAGGAATCAGCGATTTCACATTTTCATATGAGGGCACAAATCCATTTGGAGTAAAGAAGAGTATTAAGGCCAGTTTAACCCTGTTCGCTGCCAGCTTTGACGAATTGTTCCGACCACGGAACAATCTTCAAGATAAACTATATCGGTATGTTGATTTAGCATTGAAAACAGGAGGTCCAAATTTAGCTAACAAGCTTGATGCCACGAAGGGAACAGTAGAATATGAAAATCTGACAAGATTAAACTTCAGGATAAAAGCAGTCGTGGGATGGCAAACCCCCAAGGGAAAAACTGGTGCTGCAAGTTCTGATTTAACAAAAGCAGTAAATAACTCATTTGTGACACTAAACTTAACCCCAACGATACATAAGTTTGATATTGCAGATGATGGTTCGGTTAGATTTAACGTACAATATCTGGCTTATATAGAGAGCCACTTTGACAATAAAATGTTTAGTGTGTTTGGGACTGAATCATCTTTCAAAAACTCTTTAATTAGAAAGCTTACTGAATCCTCCTTGAGTCAGAACTGCCAGCCAAAAGAAATGGCGGCAATAAAAGACAAATTTCAAAAAAAGGCTAAAGATGATATTCGCAATATCGCGTCTTCGATTATTACCTCACTAACAAAAAAGAGATTACTCAGATATGTTAATATACCATATTCAAAACTGAGATCTCTTAATATGGAAGGTCCATACTCAGATTTTGGTAAAGATTTTAATACGAAGGCAACAGCACCGTCTCCGGCCATTAAGAAAAAAATCGATGGACTATTGAGCACTGGTAAAGCTCTAAGTACGAGAGACCGTGCCGCGGCCCTAAATAGAGGTGCATTTTCTACCAGACCCTCCAAGGGTGGCCGCGCAGGTAAGTATTCTTGTGCATTTTTTTATGTTAGTGATCTAATAGATACAATTATAGAGGGAATAGACGATCGCCTCGAATCTGCCGACTCGATTTTGAGCGAGATTGAAAAAGATACAGGTTTGATGAAGCTTATAAATGCCGAATTACTTCATGAAGAAAAGTTAGCATATATAAACCAAAAGAACGCATTTAAAAAAATGAGAGTCCTCTTGGGACCATTAGAGATAGTGAATCAACAAGATCCCACAGTTAGTAAATTTATAAATATGGGAGATATTCCGGTTTCAGTTAAATATTTTACGGAATGGCTAGCCAGAAACACTATGAATCGCGCGACAGTGGTGTATCCTCTACCAAGATTTTTAGATCAGTTTTTCAAAAGTTTCGTGGGCACTTTTTTAAACGACGACACTTGCTTCGAGGGGGCGGTCAAACAAAGAACGTTGCTGACACAGGCCGTTGTAACATCATACAAGAAAAAACCATCAGATGATAGCGATGTTATAACAACAGCCATCGATAAGATGCGTACAGCACTAGAATCAACGATTTTGTCGCGTCTGCCGGTCAGCAAATGGCCGGCATATACAGGAAACCCAAGTGATCCGTGGCCGATATTAAATATATCAGGGGTTAGCAATACTCCGATTAGTGATGCCGGCGCAGAAAGTGAAATTAATTATCTTACATATTTTGCAGGCCGAGCCAACCCAGCCGAAAAACAAAATGGCGACTACGGCGAGGATAAAGAGAATGGCATCCACCACTATGCAATTGGGAAGGATCGGGGGATAGTCAAAAAAATCAGGATGACCGCAACTAATATACCCTTCTTAAAGGAGGTAAGGTTCGCACAAGAGGGATATAATGGTTTAGAACAACTGAGAGAAGTGTATGATGTCAATATCGATTCTTATGCAAACGTTGGTGTATTTCCGGGGACGTATATCTATGTTGATCCCCGCGGCTGGTCCCCCACCACAGAAGTTGCGAATGAAAAAGAACTGAAACAAATGCATAAGGCCGGCCAGATCACCGCCGCGACCCTAACATCAATTCTAGAAAATGATTTAACTAGATTTGGGATAGGAGGGTATTATATGGTGAAACGCTCAGAGCATAGCTTCGGCCCCGGTAAAGCTAATACTGTGATCCAGGCTCAGTGGGTTATGTCGACGAACGACAATAGCGGCGATAGTTCTAAACCTGCGTCGGTCAGCAAGCCATCAAAAAGCAAGTGCCAAGTCAAAGGATCTAGCAACAATACCGTCGCCTCAGAATCAACGCGCTCAGCCGAAATAACAAGTTATGTAGAGTCAGTTGAGTCAGTTGCAACGACCAAGTCATGGGCCGCTGCCGGCGCAATAGACTCGCCGGCGTAGAGCGATATAGATTTATAAGCGATAGCCAACGCTTAAAAGGAAAAATATGTCAATAGGTTTTATAGAAAGCAACGAAGAAACAAGCAGAAAATTGTTTTATAAAAAGATGGTATATTTATCTACCTTAGATTCTTTTAAATACACAAATTTAATGGATTTCGAATTTGCAGAAAAGAGAATGTACGGCAGAGTTAATCGACACTTTGAACCAATAATCATATCTGGAGATGTGGAACTAAGAAGTCTTGCATCAGCTGCAGATTCCCGGTCGCCTTTATCGGCACTAAACTTTGTGGTGGATGCATTTGAAAAACTATCCCAACAATTCGATAAATGTGCCCTATCGGGCAAAATAAACACATCGGACACACACTTATCCAAACTAAAAGCCCATAAAGCATATCAGAGCCCCAGAAAACTGTATAAAGACCATATCTTGGAGATCAACAGGAGCTTGTCTGAGAATATCAAACATGCATCGCCGCCGGCTATGAATTTTGATGAATTTATTTTGAAGCTGCTACCCATGCTGGAGACTATATGTAAAGTTGAACCCTTCACTTTCCCCGGCTTTGTTAAAAGTCGTGTTTGCCCGATTAATGCATCCGGCTTGGCTATCGAGATTGCTGACTTAAAGCCAGATAACGATCTAGAAAAAATAAAACAATTTGTGGCTAGCCCAAACTGGGAGTTTTATCTAAATGCGTGTAATTCATATGGGTTCATGGTTGATATGCACATGCCATGGCGAATTGTAGCAGATCTTGCCGGCCCATCAACGTTAGAATATTCTTCTGTGTATGGCCTGCCCACAACCGACCACATTTTAAATGTTGCATATAAGAAGGCTCATAAAAACTATCTTAGTGTGTTTAAAGATTTGATGTTTCGGGTTTATAGTGAGTCTATGGAAGATAGGGCATATATAGCCCACCACTGTAGCGAAGGGAAAGTGTCGCCAACAACAATATTTCCTGTTAAATATACACTGGATAAATTTCTTAGAAAATATGATGATTTATATTTTTTGGAGTTATACTGCAATATTAGATTTTATGAAGAAGAATCAAGATTTACCGATGGTGAGAAGCTCCGTCTGATCAACGAGTGTCTCGATATCGCACGGCTTGATTTGAACATGGCTTTAGACTCTTTCGAAAGAATTATCAACAAAACACTTGACTATCGAGGCGCAATCAACTATATTATTAGAAGACGAGAAATCCTGGCGGACTAATGTATTTTCAAACACTTGACGACAAGCAAGAATGCGTTGGCGTATATGCCGACGGAAACCTACACTTTGACGACATTCCCACCAATCTAACCCGAACGTGGCGACCCTCTGCCGACTACGGCGCCGATGTAGAATATGCGTGGATCTATGCCCAAGGCGAGACTATCGCGGAGGCATGCCCAGAATCTATAAAAGAGGAATGGTCGAAAATATCAAGGAGGCTGCAGGCGTATAAGAAGTCATTTGAGATTGGAAAGATAGATTTACGGGAACACTGCTTTTTCGACTTGGTACCACGCGATGCTCTGTCTCGCCTATGCGACGTCAAAAACAGAATCACAGAACATATTTTTGAGAACACCGAGAAACCCAAAAACTATGATTATCTGGTTGGGGCAGAAAAGCTGCTGTACAAGATAAGGTACCAGGATCTAAAATTAGACAGTTCAGACTGTCGCAGCCTATTCACAAGCACAAATTTACGCAATGCCTCAAAGAAGATAATGTCCGGTGCTCGCTATATTAATTATAACCTCTTTGGTACCGTTACAGGACGCCTTACGACACAATGTGGGTCTTTCCCTATCTTAACTATGAAAAAGGAACTGAGACGCCTTATAAAGCCACATAATGACTGGTTTATATCCATGGACTATAACGGTGCGGAGGCCCGCACCGTGCTGGCGCTTTCTGAACAACATCAGCCCGAAGACGACATTCATAATTGGAATATCGTTAATGTTTTTAAAAACCCAGACATGCACAGGGAAGAGGCAAAAACTATGTTTTTCGCGTGGCTATATAACCCAGATTCACCAGATCTAAAAACTAATCACTATGATCGCAAAAAAGTACTTGACAGATACTATGACGGTGAATATATTACTACTGTATTCGGACGCAATATCAAAGTCAGCGATTGGAAGGCGCTGAATTACCTAATTCAAAGCACCACCGCAGACCTTGTGATCGAGAGAGCAATAGAAATCGACAAAATGTTGGAGGGCAAAAAAACGTTTATCTCACATATTGTACATGATGAGATAGTCATTGATTTTGCTGATGAAGATAGAGATATGATTAAAGAAATTAAAGAAGCGTTCGCTATAAATCGACTCGGAAGGTTCGAGGTGAATCTAAAGGCCGGCCAGAATTATTACGATTTGGATAATTTGGTTCTATGATCTCAATTGTAGGAATAGGTACGGGCGCCTCTGCTATTGCTCGCAAGTTTAGCGATATCACTCAATACGATGTATATGAGTTGAGTAACACGGTTAAGAAGAATAGTAAAAGAAAGCAGAAACTAAAGAAGTTTGAAACCCCAGAAGAATACGAAAAGAGTGTCCCAGATCTGAAGACCTTCTTTAAGGAACTCAAAGATACAGTTCAGGTGTTTATTGTTGGTACAACATATAGTTCCAACTATTCTCTTGGGATCCTAGAGCAAATGAGTCACAAGAAGCTTGAGGTGTTTTATGTGAAGCCTGATATCGAACTTGTAAGTGGCGAAAGGAGCCTCATTGAAAATACAACATTTGGCGTTCTCCAAGAATATGCGCGTTCGGGACTTTTTGACTCCTTTACAGTGTTTTCTAATTTAGAGATCGAGAGAACCCTGGGTGATGTCCCAATCAAATCATATTATGATACCATCAACACCGCCATTTTCTCGGCAGTTCATTATCTCAACTATTTTACTCACTCAGAGCCGGAAATCGGCCAAGTCGCCAAGCCCTCAGAAATAAACAGAATTCGCAGCATGGCCGTGCTTAATCCAAAGAATCTTCAAGAAAACTGGCTTTTTCAGCTTGACACCGAGCGTGAATTGTGTTATTATATATGTGTAAATGAGGAAAGGTTGGCGACAGAAGGGTCGCTACATAGGAAATTAGTGAGCATTTTAAAAGAGAAGCCAACAAACGCATTTCGTAAGATCTCATACGCGATCTATGAAACTCCACACGATGATTTTGGGTACGTCGTGGCCCACACAAACACGATACAAAAACAACAAAAAACTCTTGACATAGTAGATTAAGAGTGTTACATTAGGTGCTGAGGAGCCGCTCAGCACACTATACCATAAACAACAAAGGAGACAATAAATGTCAATTAACATGGAACTAATGAGAAAGAAGCTTGCCACACTACGGGGCGAGGGAACAAGGGAACAATCAGTATGGTTTAAGCCCGACGAAGGAGACCAGGATATCCGGATCGTGCCATCACCAGATGGAGATCCTCTTAAGGAGATGTATTTCCACTATAATGTGGGAAACCACCGCGGCGGCATTGTATGCCCCAAGCGCAACTTTGGCGATGACTGCCCGATTTGCGAGTTTGCCTCGGCACTATGGCGCGAGGGAACAGAGACCAACGATGAAGAGAGCAAGAAGCTTGCTAAGTCACTCTTTGTTCGCAATCGGTTCTTTTCACCAGTGGTGGTACGAGGCCGAGAAGATGAAGGAATCAAGATCTATGGTTACGGTAAACGCGCCTATGAAAACCTTCTGGGATATATTCTAGATCCCGATTATGGTGATATCACCGATACTCTTGAGGGAACTGACATCTCTCTCACATACACCAAGCCAACACAGGCTGGTGCATACCCCCAAACAAACCTAAAGATGCGTCGTAATACTTCCTCGCTCTTGGAGGATACGGATGCTATCGCTGCCCTCCTTGATAGTATGCCAGACATTGACTCTCTATTCGAGCGTCAAACTCCGGAGCAAATCAATGCAATCTTAGATGAGCAATTAGCCGGCGATGGAAGCGCTGAGTCCCGTTCGACGGAAACAACACGTTACAGCAGTGGCAAGAAGAATGACGTGGACCGAGCGTTTGACGAACTAATGGCCAACAAATAACACTATAATTAGGTTCGTTTGATGCCGCTGGCACCCCGGCATAAAATGGGTGCCGCATTATTCTATACGAAAAGGAGATGTTATGGAATTGTTAAAATCGTTATGGGCCAAATGGAAGGTCCATGTTAGTGTGGTGGGTGGTGTATTAGTCATCGCGACCGCATACGGGACTTGTTCAGTTGATCCGGAGGCCGTTTCGACAAGTACAACCGGCCCGACAGATACTGTTGAAGTTTCTGCAACGACAACCACAACACCAGTTGAGACGGTGGCCTCACCAGAGACCACAGCCACAGCCGGCGCCACGACCGCTACAACTACGACAGAGTAGTGCAAAAGCCGCTGGCAGACCGGTTAAAAGTCTGCCGCATTTTTTAAACACAAACATGGAGAATAACAAAATGGCTGATGGAATTAATATTTTAGAAGAGATGATTAACCGACTTGAGTGTATTCGTACGGATTACGCTAAGTTCTATGAGGATGGCAACAACGCTGCCGGCACACGTGTCCGTAAGGTTATGCAAGAGATCAAAGTAGATGCTCAAGATTTGCGACTTCATATCCAAGAAACAAAGAATAGCGGCTGATGGCTAAAAAAGCAAAAGAAACCAAAGCCGGCCGCGTATCAATGCAAGACTTAATGAGTCTTGTTAATAAGAAGGCCGGCAGACATGTCGCACACGACTTAACCGGCGAGAACCCAACAGAGGTCAAAGAGTGGATCTCCACAGGATCTCGTTGGCTTGACAGTATCATCTGTAAAGGACAAGTAGCCGGCATTCCCGTCGGTAAAGTGTCCGAACTTGCCGGCCTCACGTCGACAGGCAAGTCATATATGGCAGCTCAGATCGCCGCAAATGCCCAGAAACAGGGCAAGATAGTTGTTTATTTTGATTCAGAGTCTGCCATCGACCCCGACTTCTTAGAGCGCGCAGGATGCGACCTAAGCCGCTTAATGTATATCCAGGCAACCTCTGTGGAGTTTGTACTGGAGACTGTGGAAGAATTGTTGGGAGCATCGGATGATCAGCTTTTGTTTATCTGGGACTCTCTCGCATTCACACCGTCAGTATCCGACGTTGAAGGAGACTTCAACCCTCAGTCATCGATGGCAGTGAAAGCACGTATTCTTGCGAAGGGCATGTCTAAGTTGGTGATCCCTATTGCAGATAAACAGGCAACATTACTGGTTCTCAATCAATTGAAAACTAATATACCGTCAGGCCCGAATGCACGCATTATTGCGATGACAACACCCTATATGACCCCGGGCGGCAAAGCCCTCCACTATTCATATTCACTACGCATCTGGCTGACAGGGCGAAAAGCAAAGTCAGCGTTTGTTGAAGATGATAAGGGTTTTCGCATCGGATCAGAGGTCAAGGCAAAGATCGAGAAGTCGCGCTTTGGCACCCAAGGACGAAACTGTGCCTTCCGTATTTTGTGGGGTACAGAGGATGTGGGCATCAATGATGAAGAGTCGTGGCTGGATGCAGTCAAAAGTTCTGAGTTCTTAAAATGTGCCGGTTCGTGGTATACATTAGAAATGCCGGATGGCTATACAAAGAAATTCCAGCCATCTAGATGGGCCGAGATCATCAAGGCCGATGAAGAATTCCGGAATAAGATTGTCCAATTAATGGATGAAGAAGTTGTTCAAAAATTTGACAAGCGCGAAGGCAAAGCGGAAGATTTCTATAACGATCCCGAGTAAACACTTGACAGCAAGCCATGGCTGTGATATATTAGATATATAAGCTTGTAGGAGGGCTTCGTGTCGACAGTAGCAAAAGAATATGAGTCGCCATATAGCGCTACTAAGTTTCATGCGTACAGCGGGAAAGTTAAGAGGTACATGAACCTCGCACGTCAAGCAGCAGAGCAGAGCGCCCTACCAGACTACCGCCATGGCGCGGTACTTATAAAGGGTAGCGTGCGAAATGTATCGACAAATAAGAACGGCTACTGTGCCTTTGGCTCTCGCTTTCAACACGAGCACGATGGTGTCAGCACACTCCATGCAGAACTCGGTGCAATACTGGGTGTCGATAGAAGTATCACAGAGGGAGCCACGGTCTATATCGCAAGAATAGGCAAGGCAGGAAAATACAAAATATCAAAGCCGTGCCCAATGTGCCACGCGGCTATGAAGCACGTCGGAATAAAAAAAGTCGTCTATACTATTGACAATAAGGTCGCAGGGAGTTATAAACTATAAACTATGAATATATTTGTACTACACAAGGAACCACAAAAGGCAGCTATTATGGCATGCGACAAGCATGTTGTAAAAATGATCTTAGAAACCGCCCAAATGATGTGCACGGTTGTTGCCTCATACGGCCACCACCCCCCATACCGACCCACTCACGCCAAGCACCCGTGTACTGTTTGGGCCGGCCAATCTAGAGCTAACTGGGATTGGCTGATCGAATATGGAATGGAGTTGTGTGCTGAATATACCAAGAGGTATGGCAAGATCCACAAGAGCCAGAGCGTTATCGAGCGCTGTGCGATGACTCACATCGATCTTCCAAATATTCCGCGTACGCCATTTGCACAAGCGATGCCACCACAGTATCGAAATGAGTGTGTCGTTACCGCCTATCGTGCATATTATCATGGCGAGAAAGCAAGTTTCGCCACATGGAAAACGAAAGCCCCTACCTGGTGGAAACCCCAATGAGGAATACCAGAATAAGAGAGATAGCTTATGAAAACGGGTGATCTAGTTAAAATGATTTGTGAGATAAACGATACGGATGAGGACTACAATTCGATCCTATCAACAGAAACCCGTGTTGGCTTATACAACAAGATGATCGACATGGACAGCAGCTTTTATGGCGATAAACATCAGGTTTATGTCGAGGGCGAATTAAGAGAGTATAGCGAAAAGCTATGGAAAGTAGAGGTATTGAATGAGCGATAAAAAGAAGAGAGTCTTATTAATAGACAGTCTGAATATGTTTATTAGAGCATATATTATGGACCCGAGCCTAACAATGGGCGGCAATCCGTGTGGGGGCATTAAGGGGACACTAAAAATCCTTCAAAAGCTAGTGAGAGAGACAAAGCCCGATGAGATTGTGTTCATCTGGGATGGTCCTGGTGGCTCAAACAAGCGCAAGGCTATTAATAAGAACTACAAAGCCGGCCGCAAGCCAATCCGCCTCAATCGGAGTGTAAAAAACCTCACAGAAGATGAGGAAATGAAAAACAAGGTATGGCAGCAAATGCGCCTGATGGAATATTTGAATGAGATGCCTATCATTCAAATAATTCTCCCAGAGGTAGAGGCAGATGACGTGATTGCACACCTTACTCATCTATCGCATTATGACGGCTGGCAGAAGGTGATCATATCGAACGACCAAGACTTCTATCAACTATGCGATGACGAAACTGTTGTGTTTCGTCCTGTTAAAAAGGCAGTATATAATAAGAAGAAGATCATTGAGGAACTTGGTGTTCATCCACGAAATATGGCACTTGCAAGAGCCCTGATCGGCGACTCGTCCGACAACTTGCCGGGCATTAAGGGCGTAGGTTTTAAAACAATCGAGAAGCGACTGAGTTTCTTGGGTTCGGACAAAGACTATACGATTGATGATGTGATCGAATATTGTGAGAACACAGGCTCAAAATTAAAGTTTCATACGAACATCGTCGAGGGCAAAGAAATTATAGCTCACAATTATAAGATGATGCAACTTTATTCTCCGATGCTTTCGATTCAATCAAAAGACTTCGTTCAGAACGCAGTTGAAAATTTTGAGTGTGTTTTCAACAAGATAGAGATAATGAAAAATATGAGAGACGATGGGTTCGGAGAATTAAACTGGAAAGACCTCGAACTTCACCTGAATAAGATCAATTCAGTCACCTAAATTACTTGACTTTACAGTGAGAACTGTTATACTTATAGATACAAAACGTGAGGTGATACTTGTCTGAAAAAGCAAGCTTTTCGCGCTACGGTAAATCGTTCCAAGAGGGGCTCGTCCAACTCATTTATGAGGACCGTCCCTTTGCCGATCAAATTACTGAAGTGCTCGATATTCAATTTCTGGAACTCGAATACCTTCGTGTATTCGTCGATAAAATTATAAAATACAGAGATAGATACAGCAAGCACCCGTCTGCCGAAGCAATTATCACCACCCTTCGCACTGATCTCGACAACGAAGACGAAGTCGTGCGGCAACAGGTGAGAGAATACTACGCGAGAATATTAAAGAAAGAACTCACAGACAGAGAATATATTAAAGAACAATCGCTCGACTTTTGCCGAAAGCAGAACCTCAAAGAAGCGATGTTAAAATCAGTTGGGTTGCTTCAAACTTGCTCATTTGATGAAATCTCAAATGTCATCAACAACTCACTTAAACTCGGCTCAGACAACAATTTTGGTTATGATTACCTAGCAGACTTCGAAGAGCGCTTCGTGCCCAAGTTCAGACACCCCGTTAGCACCGGCTGGAAGGATATGGATAGCATTTGCGGTGGAGGCCTAGGCAAGAGCGAGTTGGGAGTCGTAATTGCCCCCACGGGCGCCGGAAAGAGCATGGTTTTGGTCCATCTTGGATCAGAGGGGCTCAAAGAAAACAAGGTGGTAGTTCATTACACAATGGAACTACAATCAACAGTAATTGCTGGGCGTTATGATAGTTGTCTGACCGGCTACCCACTCAACGACCTACCAAACTTTAAGGACGAGATCTATGAGATGGTTAAAAATATTGGTGGAAAACTTATCATCAAAGAGTACCCAACTAAATCAGCTTCTACCGCAACTATCAAAACTCATTTAACAAAGTTGTTAAAGAGAGGGATAAAACCTGATATGATAATTGTGGATTACGCAGACTTATTAAGACCGGTCGTGATTCGCAAGGAGAAGAGAACCGAGTTGGAATCTATTTATGAAGAGTTGCGTGGGATCTCAACAGAATATGGGTGCCCTGTGTGGACAGCTTCGCAAACAAACAGAAGCGGCCTTAATGCGGAAGTTATCACAATGGAGCAGATCTCGGAAGCATTCAATAAATGTTTTGTAGCCGATTTCATCTTCTCGGTGTCTCGCAGCATCGAAGATAAACAAAACAATCTAGGCAAAATATTCATAGCAAAAAATAGAAATGGGCCAGACGGCATGATATACGATATATTCATGGACACCTCGTGCGTGAATATTAAGATAATGCCAAAACTGACACCATCCGGACCAGCCGGCTTAATCCCGCTAAACCCAGTTACCCTGACCCCCAAAGCGCAAAGGGGCTTACTACATAATAAATACGAAAAGTTTAGAAAAAGGAAATAAACACAATGAGAACTATTGAAAACATACGCAGATTCAGATTATCCGACACATTTATCGAGCCGTACAAAAAAGCAGAGGTGCCCTGGGGGCCGATCGGTTACATCACATACAAACGCACATATTCAAGGCGCTTGAGTGAATTTGATCCACAAGCAACTGGCACCGAAGAGTGGCACCAGACTTGCCGCCGTGTGATTGAGGGAATGTTTAATGTTCAGAAACAGCACGTTGTTATGTTGGGGCTAGGGTGGAATGATCAGAAAGCACAGGCGACTGCCAAGGATGCATATGATCGGCTATTCAACCTGAAATGGACTCCCCCTGGCCGCGGCCTATGGATGATGGGGACAAAGTTTGTAGAAGAGAAAACTGGGGCCGCATTGTTTAACTGCGCTTTTCGCTCAACCAAAGAGTTAGCCACCAAGGGCGGCTACTTATTCGCTTGGATGATGGACGCATTAATGCTCGGTGTCGGCGTTGGTTTTGACACTCTTGGGGCAAACACATTTACGATCAAAGAGCCAGAATACACAGGTGACGTACTTGTGATCGATGACAGTCGCGAAGGCTGGGTCAATTCGGTGCACACCCTTCTTGATGGCTTCTTTTTAGGCGCCAAGGTTCCAAAGTATGATTATACTGCCATCCGGCCCCCGGGTTCCAAGATCAATGGGTTTGGGGGTACTGCATCCGGTCATGGCCCACTATTGGAATTACATGAAAACCTGATGGAGTTATTCGCCTCTAAAATTGGAGAGCCCATCTCATCAGTCGATATTGTTGATACAGAAAACCTCATCGGTCGGTGTGTGGTCGCTGGAAATGTTCGCCGCTCCGCTGCTCTTGCGATGGGGAATTACGACGACAAACGTTATCTTGAGATGAAAAACGATCAAGAGAAACTATATCATCATCGATGGGGTTCCAACAATTCCTTCAATGCTGTGGTTGGGATGGACTATACCTGGCACGCAAAACAGAGCAAAATGAATGGCGAACCCGGATATATCTGGTTGCGAAATGCACAAACCAGGGGCCGGTTCAAAGATGACGAACGATTAGACGATGTTAATGTGGCAGGGTTCAACCCCTGCTCGGAACAGCAACTTCACGATGGTGAGTGCTGCTGTTTAGTGGAGACATTTCCCGCAAAGCACGAGACATACGATGATTATCTAAAAACTCTTAAGTGCGCGTATCTATATGGTAAGACAGTTACACTGGTCAATACCCATTGGCCCGAGACTAACGCTATGATGCTGAAGAACCGCCGCATTGGTCTCTCACAGTCTGGTATTGTACAGGCGTTTAACAAACATGGCCGACGCAATATGTTAAAGTGGTGTGATGACGCTTATGAGCATGTTCAATTGCTTGATAAAGAATACTCAGACTGGCTCTGTGTTCCCAAGTCGATCAGAACAACTTCTATTAAGCCATCGGGAACAGTATCCTTGTTGAATGGCTCTACACCCGGAATCCATTTTCCAGAGGATGAATACTATATTAGACGTATTAGGTTCTCAAAAGATTCAAAATTACTTGACAGTATCAGAGAAGCAGGTTATACTATGGAGGATGATGAATATTCTCCGAATACTACTTGTGTCGAATTTCCTGTTAAAGAGCCGTATTTTCACAAAGGAAAACGGGATGTATCGATGTGGGAACAACTTGAAATTGCTGCCCAGTATCAACATTATTGGGCCGATAACGCCGTGTCTGTTACTATCACGTTCAAAGATGATGAGGCAGACCAAATTAAAAGTGCTCTTGAATTATATGAGACAAGACTAAAGGCAGTATCGTTCCTTAGATACAAAGAAACCGGATACAAACAAGCACCATACGAACCAATAACGAAAGAAGAATACGAAGAGAGAATAAAGAAAGTAGTTCAAATCCAGCGTATTGATACTGAAGAAGCCGGCGAAGGAACTAAATTCTGTACAAACGATACTTGCACAATTTAATGAGATATAGATGAATTTTAACCACTTAATAGAAAGAAGCGACCTAAAAAGAAAGTGCGGCACCCTCGGACATATAGAGTGTTACTATCAACCCGTTGGTGACGGACAAACTACGGCTGGGAACAACTACCATGTTACAATGAACTGTAAGAATTGTGGCCGTAGAACCGAAGTATTCATGTCCGAGAGACAGTATAAACTACACAGCAATGTTTTAGAAAGAGAGATAAGCAGTGTTTAACCCAGTTAATAGATATATTCTGATTGATATCCCGGCAAAGGAAGCAGAGACAGAATCTCTGATTGTGTTACCAGAAGATTACAAACCGGAAGAAGAAAGATATTTGAAAGTTACGGTCCTACAAGCCGCTGAAGATGTTAGGTTTAAGCTGCCTCGTCTCGCAACGCTGGTTGTCGACCGGTCAATGATCGAGGAGATAAAAGTTGGTGGATCTATTTATAGTGTCATCTTGGACAATTATGTCGTGGGAAAGATTGAGTAAATGGGGCACTTATTAAATGGACAAGCACTTTTACAACGAGGCGTCGGCCAAAAAACTAGGCTGGGAACCATCGTGGTTTGGTGAAAGATACTTTGACGACAAGTTAGTCCGCGCTATTAAAAAGTGGCAAAAAAGCCATGACATAGTAGGGGATGGCCTCTGCGGGCCCATGACATTTAGGCGCCTGTGGTCTGAGCGCCAAGCTAATATTGATGATCACAAACCATCGGATGCACACTATTCTAACTATATTATATATAACGGGGAGTTCCACCCGATAGAATGGGATAAGTTTGTTCTATGGAGTGAAAAAGGCGGGCTAGAGACAAGAAGGGGAAACTATTACGACTACTCTGGCCGGCCCAAACGTAAGATCAGATATTTTGTCAATCACTGGGACGCATGCTTATCATCTAAATCAACTCAAAACATCTTAGATAGACGCGGCATTTCAGTTCATTTCCTTATTGATAACGATGGAACAATATACCAAACTCTTGATCTCCAGCACGCCGCGTGGCATGCTGGTTCTTCTAGAACAAACCGTCCTTCTGTTGGTGTTGAGATCACAAACGCATACTATCCAAAATACCAAGACTGGTATATAGACCACGGCTTCGGCGAGAGGCCTATTATAGAAGGGGCTTGGGTCCATGGTAATCGGCTTGATCCATTCCTGGGGTTTTATCCCAAACAAATAGAAGCTGCTAAGGCTCTATGGAAAGCAATCAATGGCGCAACGGGTATTCCCTATGAAACCCCAATGGGCCAGTTCGGGAAGACCTCGACAAAATACGAACAAGATGTGGCATATGGAGACTTCACCGGGTTTGTAAGCCACTACCACATTAATAAAGGCAAAATAGACTGTGCTGGTCTTGATCTTCGAACGCTTCTGGATGAAGTTAAATATGACATTGATATTTTTGATACCATAAAGAACAAATAAGGAAGTAGGTTGTTCGAGTATGACAAGATAGTAGTTGGCAGTTCTTTGGAAGCAATGCTGTTTGCTTTTAATAACGAATACCCTATCATCTTTGCGGAAGAGAGAAGGCCGTTCAGGTTTGACCACTTTGAGCCCGAGTTAGATTTGTCGTGCTTTGGCATAAGAAGAGAAAACATCACACTCACCTCACGTGAGGGAAATAAAGTTGTCGGAACAAAGAAAGAGACATTGTGGGAACACATGATGTTTCTTATGTCTCTCAACGGCCAGGTACCTATATCAAATATGGCACACTCTATAAGACACACTGGGGATACCATCACCTGCGCCAACGAGTATAGCAAGATCGCAGAGATAACCTTTAACGAGTGTTTTTACTTTGGGGATAATAAGAGCACAGGGTTCGTCCACCAGAAAACTATTGACAACAAGAGATATATATGTTATGATAATATCGCGTTTCACATAGGAGGGAAGCATGAACTTGACTACATTGAGACAAAGGATAGTTTTGTTGGGGAGGTATGGTTTTATAGTTCCGATCGTATTGATGGAAATACTCCTATTAAAGATGCTGTTGCTATCTCATTATTAGATAGCAAACAGTTATTAGACTTTGAATACTCAGAGACAATGGCCCGCTTCAAGTTAATTTACGAGATGGAACAGCGAGGTCTAAGAGGAAAGAAAGCTAGTGAACAAACAACGGCAGGAAATGATAAATATTACAAACATAGAACATCTAGCATACACCGCCAAACGCGAGAGTGTCCGATTCGACAAGAACCACAAGCCAGCAATATCACGCTTCCGGAAATTAGCGAGGAAGATCTGCTTGAAGATCTATCATCGGGTTGTTTGGGATACAATAGATTTTTAAAATATTTGGTGGATCCAGATGCGCCCAAGAATACATGTAGCGGGGATAATTCCCGTAGCCAATCTTAAAACAGATTTTGGCCTGAATACTCCTGAGATATTGTCTCCTGTTAATAAGGGTTTTACCGCCATTCAGAAGTCTGTGTTTGAGTGTGCTATGGCTGGTTGTTCTACTATTTGGATAGTAGCAAACGATGACTTGGCGCCAATAGTACGAAAGATTATTGGAGAATGGACGTATGACCCGGTTTATTTTCGCCGCCCAGTACGTTTTAATACGGAAAAACGAGTAGAAATACCTATTTATTACGTGCCTATTCATCCGAAGGACCGCGACCGCCGCGATTCTTATGGGTGGTCTGTTTTATACGGGGCACACACGGCATGGAAATGCGCACATAATATTTCTAAGTGGATTGTCCCTGACAAGTACTATGTATCATTTCCAATGTCGGCTTACGACATCTACAGTGTGCGAGAACACCGAAAACTAATAAAACACAAAACCAACAACCTATTTTTATGCTATGACGGCGATACAGTCAAAAATAACATACCAATAGCATTTACTTTTACAGGAGAAGACTTTAAACAATGCAGACGTTCGGTAAACAAACAAACAACCCGGGAGTATTTACCCCCTTTACTCGGAGACCACTACCCTTCGAAGAAGCTACCACTGAAAGAGAGGTGGAGCGCGCGCCACTTCAACCTTCAGAAGATATTCGAGAAGATAAGCGAAGTAAGCGCAACATCGATCGAACTTGAATGGTATTATGATCTTTCTACATTTGATGGATACTGTTCCTATCTTGGATCAGATAATTTAATAGAAGTCCCCGAAAGCGACTTGACAGCGCCACACAAACATGCTATGATACCATATAGTGAGGGCGAAGAAGAATGAGAAACGCACTGCGGTGGGTATGGCACCGCGTTAAGCACAAGTTAGAGCATTTTCGGCCATCAAAACTGCTGGATACGCTCAAAGAACACGGCCTGGCACTTGTTGTCATCATCGTTGCTTGGGAAATTATAGAAGATATATTGTTCCCGTTGCTATTCATTTGGCTGGGTCACAATGTGAACCCATGGTTTATTACTGGCGCACCAATAAGTTGGTTGTTGTGCCTACACCCGATCGCAGTGCCTATTATTTGGGGCATCTGGATCAAAGTTAGGAGAGAAGAATGATTAAATTTGTTGGACTACACGCACACAGTGTGGCAGGGTCTATTTTTGATGCCATTGGGTATCCTCAAGAACACATGGAGTTCTGTTATTCGAATGGCGGTGACGCACTGGCATTAACAGACCACGGCAACATGAATGGGCTATCGTGGCAGGTACTCCACGCGAAGAAGATGAAAGCAGAAGGCAAAGACTTCAAGCCCATCTTTGGGGTTGAAGCATATTTCACTACGTCTGTTAAGGACTGGCGTGTGGCTTATGATGAAGCAATGGCAGATAAAAAGAAGTCACGCTCAGCCAAGAAAGATAAACAATCAGGAGCAACAGCAGAAGATGAGGGGGACACAAAAGCCGCACAACCTATCCTTAAACGCCGCCGCCACCTAATCCTCCTGGCACAGAACCAGACGGGACTAAATAATCTATACAAGCTAATATCCAAGAGCTATACAGACGAGTACTTTTATCGGTACCCGCGTATGGACTATGATCTATTGAGAGAACACTCAGAGGGGGTTATAGCAGCTTCTGCATGTCTAGGTGGGGTGTATGCTGGAAACTACTGGGAGAACCGTGACACGGGCCAAGGAGCCGTTTTAGATGCTATGCGGGAGACAACCATAGAAATGCAATCGATCTTTGGAGATCGCTGGTATGCAGAACTCCAGTGGAATAACATTCCTGAGCAACATGAACTAAATAAGTACATTATTCAAATTGCAAAAGAGTTTGATCTTAAAATGATCTCAACCGCAGACAGCCACTATCCTAGTCCTGAAGCTTGGAAGGATCGTGAGATGTATAAGCAACTTGGTTGGCTTGGCAAAGGAAAACCCAAGTGGAAGACCGACGCCGAGGACGAAGAGGAGAAGAGTGTTATTCCAGAGAACACAGACGTTATTGGATATGAACTCTATCCGAAGAATGGCGACCAGATGTGGGAGAGTTATAAGCACTACTCCGAGACACAGGGCGTTGAGTATGACGATGACCTTGTTTTGCAGAGCATCGAAGAGACATATCGTATCGCTCACGAACGCATCGAAAGTTTTATGCCGGACACAACCGTTCGTCTGCCAGACTTTGTCGTGCCAGAGGGTGCCACCGCCACGCAAGCACTCGTTCGCTACGCTATCGATGGTCTGCGAGAACTAAAGCTTCACACGAACGACGAATATGTTCAGCGACTGAAGCATGAGCTTGACGTTATTGACAGCCGCGGCTTCAGCAAGTATTTCCTCACGATGAAAGCCATTGTAGATGAGGCTGCAGAGGTAATGCTCGTTGGCCCTGGTCGCGGTAGTGCTTGCGGATCACTGGTGGCATATGCGCTGAAGATCACACAGATAGATCCCATCAAATATGCTTTGCCCTTCGAGCGCTTTCTACGCTCAGATGCGACAGACTATCCTGATATCGATACAGATGTGTCTGCACCAATGGAACTGAAGGAGCGCCTGATCGAGAAGTGGGGAGAAGACAGAGTAGCACCTATTTCTAACTGGAATACGCTCCAATTAAAGTCGCTTATTAAAGACATTTCAAAGTTGTATGACATTCCATTTTCGGAAGTTAATAACGTGACAAGTGCGATGATGAACGAGGCCATCGGCCCCGCTAAGCAGCGCCATGGTATTAGCGCTGGTGTATATGTTCCAACCTGGGAAGAGGTGTTGGAGTTTTCTACATCGCTGAGATCATTCTTGGCTCAACATCCCGAGGTTCAGGAGCGGGTTCAAGGGCTTGTAGGACAGGTGAGAAGCTGCAGCCGTCACGCCGGCGGTCTGTTAGTATCGGAGAACCTGAACGAGAACATGCCTCTCATCAACAGTGGCGGTGTGCGCCAGTCGCCATGGGCTGAGGGCCAGAACGTACGTCACCTTGAGCCGATGGGCTTCATTAAGTTTGATCTGCTTGGGCTTTCAACATTGAAGATGATCGAAGGTTGCATCGAACACATCCTCCGACGCCACCATGGGGTAGAAGAATGTACGTTTGAACAGGTTCGAAACTATTATAACGAGAAACTGCACCCAGATGTGTTAGACTTAAATGATCAATCGGTTTATAAGCACGTGTTTCATAGGGGCAACTTTGCCGGCACGTTCCAATTCACCAACGACGGAGCACAGGACTTCTGCAAGAACGTAAAGCCGACGAATATCGCAGAGATTTCAGCGGTGACCTCTATCTTTCGTCCTGGTCCGTTGTCAGCCAAGGTGCATGACCAATATATTGCAGCCAAGGACGGCCACACTGCCATTGAATGGTACCACCCTATCTTCAAGGAGATCACAGAGGAGAGTTACGGACATGTTATCTATCAGGAGCAGATCAGTGAGATCACACACAGGATAGGAAAGGATATTTCCCGAGATGATGGTAACACGATCCGCAAGCTGCTCACAAAGAAGGGCACTGGAAAGGAACATCTTCTACTAAAGTTTCGAGAGCAGTTCATCGAGGGTGCTAGTGAGAAGGGCATGTCAATTCGCACAGCAGAAGAGATTTGGGACTTGATGGCAGGGTTCGCTAAGTATGGTTTTTCTAAGAACCACGCGACAGCATACAGTATCATCTCTTACCAGTGTGCTTGGTTATGGAAGAAGTATCCCAGCGAGTGGGCCGCAGCATTCCTTGATAAAGAGCCTGAGAAGAGAAAGGAAAAGGCTATCAATGCAGCTAAGAGCCATGGCTTTAGGATCGAACCACTCGATATTAATAAGTCAGGTATTGTGTGGGAGATCAGCGAAGACGGTAAGACTCTTATCCAACCGCTGACATCTATCAAGGGTCTTGGTATGTCAGCCATCGAACAGATATTAGAGAACCGTCCGTTTATGAATGCAGAGGATTTATTGTTCCGAGAAGGAGTGTCATATAGCAAGTTCAATAAGAAGGCACTGGATGCTCTGTGTAGGGGCGGCGCCCTAGATAATTTGGTGGATAACCGCTTCACTGGCCGAAAGCATTTTTGGAGTGCCTGTGTTGTAGAGCGCCCAAAAAATCTCAAGAAGTTTTTGGAGAATTTGGAAATATACGAACCAGAGGGCGACTTTACAGAAGAAGAAGTTATTCAGTTCAAAACAGACTTAACCGGAATCTTTCCGATGAACCTTGTGATGAGCGCCGAAATGATCGAGAAACTAAAAGAGAAATTTATTCCACCTATTTCTGAATTTGATCCAGAATTGCAAGTATGCTGGTTTATACCTCGAAAAATTGTGCCTCGCAAGACAAAAAATGGAAAGACTTATTGGATACTTGAGGTGATAGACTCTAACAACGAACTAACTAAGATAAGGTGCTGGGGAGTAAAACCTGAAAAAGATCGTATTCATATCAACAGGCCGTATATGAGCCGGCTGGATTATAACGAACAATGGGGGTTCTCAACTAGATCTATTAAATATAACTTTCGATTAATGGGATAAACAACAATGAACATCATCAAATATTTTTCACCACTCTTAAAAGAGCCAGAACTTAAAACAGACCTACCGGTTGTATTACGGGTGAGGAAGTTTGATGATGCCGCGGCAAAGGAGTTCTCAAGTCTAATATCGAGAGCCCAGAACACGGGACAACCAGTTATCCCAATAATAATAGATAGTTACGGTGGCCAGGTGTATAGTTTGATGTCTATGATCTCAGATATTAAGCATTCGAAGGTTTCTGTTGCCACTATCGTTCAGGGTAAAGCCATGTCTTGTGGGGCAATATTGGCGAGTTTTGGAGAGGAAGGCATGCGATATATGGATCCGGATGCGACTTTCATGATTCATGATGTGAGTTCGATGGCATGGGGAAAGGTAGAAGAGGTTAAAGTGAGCGCCGATGAAACTGACCGCCTTAACACAAAGATATACACGATGATGGCAGAAAACTGTGGTCATCACAAGGAGTATTTCCTTGACATAGTTCATGAGAAGGGCCACGCTGACTGGTTTCTAGAAGCTGACGAATGTAAAAAACATAACCTAGCCAACCATCTATTTATACCAGAACTAAAGATTAAGACAAAGGTTGAATTTGACTTTGGATAGGGGGACTCAGTGTGGCGGTTTCAGCAAAACTTAGATGGAAGCGCTATATTAACGAACTTCGGTTTATCAATGAAGAACTCGACTTCGTAAAGGAGATTAACAGAGCAGCTTCCCGAGAGTTTCAAGCCCATTATGAAGATTATTGTATTAAAAATGAGATTGATCTTGCTGAGTTAAATAAAAAGAACAGCGAGAAAATTAAAAAGTCATACCAAGGAGAGGGCACACCCCAGGACGACCAGCAGTATGCCCAACTTGACGCCGGTATAGATGGATCTCTCGTAATTCACAGTGCTCCCTCCGAGCAACAAATAAGTAGCGAGAACCAAGAGGAATACCCGCAACAACTTGGTGACTATCAAATGTCCAAGGACGAGCAAGAAATTCATGATGTATTCAATAGAGTGTTTAGAAAGATAGCACTTTTGATTCACCCAGATAAATTGGATGAAAACTTGACAGCTGAGGAAAGAGACGTTAAATTAAACATGTTCAAAGAAGCAAAGACCGCGTTGGAAGAACGCAAGTATTTTATTATTCTTGACATCGCAGAAAAGTTTAATATCACAACCCCTAAAAACTATAAACAGCAAATTCGCTGGATGAAGAAAGAGACCAGTACATTGAACCAAGAACTTTCAAAAGAGAAGAACACATACAATTACATCTTCTCCGAATGCGACAGTGATCGTGAGAGAGACCATGTTGTAAAAAGGTTTATGTCTCAGCTGTTTGGTCCTCAAGTTTTTGACAAATAGTACTTGACAGCACCCCCGTGTGTTGTTATAATATAAGAGTAAGAAAGACCTAAACCCGTAAGGAGGGAAAATGGCATCATCACACGACGAGAAGAAGCAATACGTTAAGGAGTACATTCGTTCGCTATCAGCGATTGAAGAGTGCATCGAGCCTTACCAAGAACAAAAGCGCGAGCTACGTTCAGAATTCCGCCAGAACGGCTGGCTAAATACAGATGAGATTCGAGCAGCAGTGAAAGCATATCGTTTGTTCCGTGGTAACTTCAACATTGACGAGGTAGTCGATAATTTTAAGACTATTTCTGGAGGAGACAGCTCTTGATCATCCAATACGCCAAGACACACCCATCGGCGCAGACACCTGTACGGGCAAACCCTTCTGACGCCGGCCTCGATGTATTTTACTCACCAGTAGATGAGCACTTAAAGGTACTCATCGCCCCCAGCACCAGTCGTGTCATTCCAACAGGGCTTAAGTTCGAGGTACCCCATGGTTTTATGCTTGAAGTGAAAAACCGCTCAAGTGTCGCGGCCAAGAGAAGTTTGCTGGTGGGGGCGTGTGTCGTAGATAGTGGATATAGCGGTGAAGTATTTGTAAATCTTCACAATGTTGGCGTTGAGAGTCAGTCTATCAAAGCCGGTGATAAGATAGCACAACTGGTAATGGTGCCGGTTCTGCATCCGCGACCGGTAGAAACGTATGAACGTGAGCTATATGCATCAGCTGTCACTATTAGCGATAGGGGTGACGGAGCTTTGGGAAGTACAGATGAATAATAAGCAAAAAAGAACTTATGAAATTTTAAATGAACTAAAAGAAAGTATTATTAATAGTTCGCTGATGTTGTCTGATGCTCATCGTGATGGAAGGATCAACTCTGCCCATGATGAAGACATAATTGTTGATTGGCTGCGCAACGCTGGATTTGGGAAGAAGGTCTTTTTAACAAGTGACGATTTGAATATATCGAACCGATGTTGGTGGGATATCTGGATAGTTGAAACAGACACACCAGTCAATATCAAGAGCGCTACCCACAAAACTGCAGACAACGCATGTAATTTCCTATCGTTATTGTGGGCTTTGACTGATGTAGAGGTCCAGCGCGCCCGATGTCCAAACGCCGGAAAAGATACAATGCAGTATATTGATATGATGAACTCCATAGTCGATGAAAATAGCAGCCGAGATTATTGGTTTTTTTCTGTCAATAAAAATGATACATCCGATGTGATTATAACGTCGATTAGAAATCTAAATCATGCTACAACAAACTGTAACAACCTACCATTTCAGATTAACTGGAAAAAGAATCAAGAACTAAAGTTACGTACCGTTCCTGAAGCACGCACCTTTTATAATGATATTCTCAGAGAAACTTTTGAAAAAGATTGGAGAATGAACCTTTATGAAGCCTTATAGAGTTGAGTCATTGGGACAAGTATTCACAACTGATGAGGTTGTTGATAGAATGTTGTCTTTACGTACAAATTCTGGTTCCATTCTGGAGCCTTCTTGTGGTCAAGGTGCCTTTTGGGGGAAACTGTCAGCCAAAGAGGATTCTTATGCGATAGAGATAGACCCAACTGTGTGTCCCGCGGGAGCAATCACTGGTGACTTTTTTGAACACAAGTTTGAAAGAAAATTTGACACTATTATAGGCAACCCCCCATACGTTAAATTTAAGAATATATTACCAACGACTTTAGAATTTTTGGATATCGATAGCTATGATAAGAGAACGAATTTATATGTGTTCTTTATTGATAAATGTATAGATATGCTAGGAGACAATGGAGAGATCATTTTTGTGACTCCCCGAGGGTTCATAAATGCAACTTCGTGCGCACACCTTAATGAAAAGATATATAAGCATGGCACAATAACCCATTTTTATGACTATGGAGATGAGATGTTGTTTAAAGGGTTTTCCCCTAACTGTGCTATTTGGAGGTTTCAGAAAAATTGCTTCACACATAAAACAGAAACGAATGATGGCGCCAAAAACATGAACCTGCACCACGGACAGCTAATTTTTTCAGATGAAACGTTTAAGCACAAGTTGGGCGATTTCTTTTATGTTAAAGTAGGTGCTGTAAGTGGTTTAGATTCTATTTTCTGTGATCCCAGCGGAGACTCAGACTTTGTGGGCTCTTTCACGCGCAAGACATCGAAACTAAAACGGTACCACTATGAAAAACCTAAACAAAACCTGTTATCCCAGAAAGATAAGCTTTTAAATCGAAAAATTAAAACATTCACAGAGGAAAACTGGTGGCACTGGGGTCGCGACTATCACAAATCCGAATCGGAAAGAATATATGTTAATTGTAAAACCAGACAAGAGGAGCCCTTTTTCACAAATAGTTGTAAAAAGTATGATGGTTCAGTCTTGGCAATATTTCCAAGAAATAAGGATGTTGATTTGTTGAACACAACAAGAGCACTAAACTCAATTGACTGGAATGAGTTCGGATTTATGGTCGGCAACCGATATATGTTTTCCCAGAAATCACTAGAAAATCTCCCCATCACCGAAAGTTTTATAAACAATATAAGGATAACAAATGAATAAATCAACACAAAAGACAATGTTTAGCTCCGCCACCGGCGACTGGGCAACCCCACAAGACTTTTATGATAAGCTTAACTGGCGGTTTGGAACATTCGATCTCGATCCCTGTGCCAGCCCATATAATACAAAGTGCCCTAACTTCTTCACAGAAGTAGAAGATGGTTTGTCAAAGGATTGGGAAGGGCACACAGTGTTTGTCAATCCCCCCTATGGAAGAGGCATTGACAGGTGGATTGAAAAGGGATATCGCGAGTCGCTGAAACCACACACAAAGGTGGTTATGCTCATTCCGGCAAGAACAGACACCAAGTATTGGCATAAATATGTTATGCTAGCATCAGAATTGTACTTCGTCAAGGGCCGCTTAAAGTTTGGAGATAGTACAAACAGCGCCCCATTTCCATCAGCAGTGGTGGTGTTTGATGGTGAAAGCAAGCAACAAGTCTTCGGCGCAATGAACCGATAAATAACCCAACAATAAAAAAGGAAAACAATAGTGGCTAAAGAAACATCAGATGCAGCAATTTTACAATTGCGCGCCAAAGCCCTTGAGGCATTTGGTATTATTAAGGATATTTATGCGAGACCAGCAGAAGAAGGCGATGTAGATAAGATCGCCAATCAAGCACTCAAGCTGGCACAGTATGAAGGTGCGATGCTAACACTTCAACAGTATTTTGGCCAGGCCGAACAGCCTCCGGGCCCACCACCCGAACCTGAACAACCTCCGATGGTTGTAACAGAAGAGATGTCGTCGACCCTTCGTAGAACAAATTCTGTAAAGAAGAAGCGGCCCCCCCGCAAGAAGAAGATAGAAGAAGGCGAAGAATGAACCGCAAGACCCGGAGAGCAATGGAAAGGGAAGTGGGACAAGATTCCACAGAAAATCTTACCCAAAAAATTTCCCAATTTGGTAAGCTACCATCGCAATGTTCCGCATGCAAAGAACCATTTGACAAGCAAAACCGTGAAATGTTAGCATCATGGAGCGTTGTAGTGAAACAAGAAACAGTGCGATTATTCTGTCCGCACTGCATTAAGAGAACACAGGAGGCAATTGATAATGTCAGTGAAAAGATTAACAACACCGTCGCTTCAGAAACTGATTAGTGGCAAGATAGAAGAGAGCGCCACGTGCGTCATAAAGTTTTATTCGAGTGGGTGCAATTATTGCCACAACTTGAAAGAATATTATGAGGATATATCAAACAATGAAAATTATTCCGGCATGCACTTTTTCGCATTTAATGTGGATGACTATCCGCAAATAGAGCAGCAACTAAAGTTTACCGGTGTCCCAACCATTTCATTAATCAGGACCGGTCACAAGAATCAAAAGATTCGAATAATGCCAGAGCCAGAAAACCCAAATGAAAAGACGTGGTATGCGTCGAATGACATTAAAAAGTTTATCGAGAGAAACGAATGAATAATTGCTTATCATATGATGACGTACTGCTTGTCCCAAAATACTCCGACATTCGATCACGCAGCGAGATCAATATTTCGACCGATCTGGGAAAAAATCTTGTATTAGAGTTACCCATCATTGCCTCACCAATGGACACTATCTCGGAGTCCCCAATGGCAATCGTTATGTCAAAACATGGCGGTGCAGCTGTACTCCATCGATATAACAGCATCACCGAACAAGCAAGGATGAATTCTTATGCGCGAGACGCGTCAAAAGAAGACAATCCGATCGTCGGCGCCGCTATCGGAACTACCGGCGATTACATCGAGCGCGCTGCAGCCCTAGTTGCAACTGGTGTTACGTTCTTGTGTGTCGACGTGGCCCATGGTCACCATATTTTGATGCGGGAAGCACTCGGTGCCTTACGAGTCGCATTCGGTGATGACATCCACATCATGGCCGGCAACGTCGCCACTCTCGAAGGGGTTAATGACCTCGCGGACTGGGGAGCAGATAGCGTACGCTGCAACATTGGTGGTGGGTCTATCTGTTCCACTCGCATTCAAACAGGGCATGGCATGCCGGGTCTTCAGACTGTGATTGAGTGCGCTAAAACTGACCGCAACGTTAAAATTATTGCCGACGGCGGGATCCGTAACTCCGGAGACATCGTAAAGGCCTTGGCCGCTGGTGCTGACGCTGTAATGTGTGGCTCTCTGTTGGCCGGCACTAACGAGACACCTGGCAAAGTTATCGACGATGGCTCTGGCAATAGGTGGAAGGTATACCGTGGTATGGCTTCGAAGGAAGCCCAGGTCGAGTGGCGAGGCAAATTCTCATCGTTTGAGGGTGTCTCCTCCACCGTACCATATCGAGGTGGTGTTAAACATATACTAGCAGACCTTGAGCGAGGTATCCGTTCTGGCTTATCATACAGTGGCGCTAGAACTATCTCAGAATTCCACAGCGTAGCAGAGTTCGTTCAACAAACATCTTCTGGATTATCTGAGAGCCACACTCATATTGTTGGGCGGAAGTGGTGACCGTTAAAAAAAGAAATGATGATGGTTTAGAACATGGTGAGTATGGGGGTCTCTCTAAGAGAGTTGCTTTCGACATAACCGACCACAAGCAGGCAAAACTCATTATTAAACTAAAGAATGAAAGAATGACGCAAGCCGGCTTCTTTCGGCACATTGTAAATGGATATATTGGTGGCGATGAAAGGATTTTGGACTACATCGATGAAGTTAAGAAAAAGAAAAGCGTACCAAGAACAGAGAAATCAAAGAAACTAAGAGGGATGGGGAAAAAAATAATGAATGACCTGGCTTTAAACGATGGAGAAATAGAAAATATATTTGATCTACTATCGCGCGAGCACCCTGACTTATGAGATCAAAAGATGGCTTACGGCCGTGTGCTAGGGTGTGCCGCGAGAAGAATAAGAACTGCACAAAGACGGAATGTAGAATGTGGATAGAGCATTCCGCTGACTATAACTGCACACTTGTCGCAGTGTATGAGCATGGGAGGATGACGCTGAGAGAAGTGGCTGAACGAACTGGGGTTTCATTTGCGAGAATAAAACAAATAGAGTCCGCCGCCCTCAAGAAGCTAAAAAAACGTCTAGACATATCATCTTTGCTCTTTTGAAGGGATTTAACAAAGTTAGATACTATTTACAGTTGAGTTTAGATTTAAACAACGTCTTAGGAGAAAATAAAATGGCTCGAAAAACACTTTTAACAGAGGGCGAAGTTCGCCAATTTATGAAACTGGCAAACCTTCCCGCTGTGGGCCAAAACAGGATCTCAGAAATGGGCCTTAACTTAGGTATTAATGAGGAGTTCCCCGGAGAGGAAGAGGAAGAGCTTGACTCGCCCCTTGGAGGACTTGAGGGTGACGAAATGGGCCCACCGACCGAGGACGAAGTACCACTCGATGACGAGCCCGAAGCCGTCGAGCTAGGAGATGCAGAGATGGATGTAGAGGGTTCTGAAGGTTCAGAGGCTGAAGAGATCGTGGCCAGAATCGCTCATGATCTTGAGATGTTAGCCGGCCTAGCCAATGTTGAAGTTGATGTACAGGATGATGCCGACTCGGATGTCGACGCGTCAGATGATATGGAAATGGATGCCGAGCCTGCCATGGATGATATGGAGATGGGCATGGAAGACCCTGGCCCTGACCTGGCGCCCGAAGAAGAGGAAGAAGAGTTCCCCCCCGGCAGCCGCGGCATGTATGAGAACCAAGATGCCATCGTCAATGAGGTCGCACGTAGAGTAGCAGCCCGTCTCGGAAAAACACAAAAGAAGGAGGCACTAGCTGATCAGCTAGCTGAGCGCATCCTTAAGAGACTTACCAAAACAAAATAACTTGACACTGACACAGAGTTAGGTTATAATATAAGAGCCGCTGGACTACCGGCGGCTCTTCTTTTTGGGGCTTTTTATGACATATTGGTGGATGTACATACTAATGTTTGTGTTTGGGTACATGACCCACAAGACATTCTATTTTATGCGATCAACTCGACTTTCTATTATGTTAGTTAAGATGGCGCACGTGATTTATCTAACTTCGCTTATAAAATCGATAGAGCATATGACTTATGCCCGCGAATTAGTGTTGGAGAGCCTAATTAAAACTGAGAGGAATGCTACACAAATAAGCATCTTCGAGAAAAGGTATGGCGAGGACGTTAAACATTTTAAAACAAAGGCGATCAAAACTCTCATCCATGCTCACCCACCATTCTACCTCAACATGCTTGAGTTTGATGACTGGGCCAGCGCGATGACATACCTGCAGAATAATAAAAAAACAGCACTAGCATTTTGGGAGAGAATTTAATAGTGATAAATAAAATCAAAAAGATTATCAAAACAATTTTAGCAGAAGAAGAACAACAGAAGCCGCCGGCCCAACCTCCCTCACCAGACGAAGAGGCCGCAGCTGTAGAAGAGCTATTAGGGCAGATGCTTGTAGTAGGAGGTGGCGCCCCAGCAAAGGCCGAGCCGGACCTACGGCTCATTGGGTTGTTCTGTGAAGTAACTGATGAGAAGATTGCAGAGCTGGTTCATGCTTTGCTATATCTAAACGAGCAAAACAAATTATTGGAAGAGAAAGAAAGAAAGCCGGTTGAGTTTTATATCTCAACATATGGCGGCAGTGCGGACGATATGTTCGCCCTATATGATGTGATGAAGATGGTAGAACAGGAGATGGAAATCCACACCATTGGCATGGGTAAAGTAATGTCAGCAGGTGTGCCACTTTTAGCGGCGGGAACTAAGGGCAAGCGTAAGATAGGAAAGAACTGCCGAGTGATGATCCACTCTGTTATCGCAGGCCAACATGGCGCGCTTCATAACTTGCTGAATGAGATGGAAGCAATCGAGCAAATACAAAAAATGTACATCAACTGCCTGGTCGAAAACACCAGCATGACTAAAAAGGACGTTAAAAATATGCTAGAACGCAATGTTAATGTCTATTTATCAGCAGAAGAAGCTGTAGAATTAGGTATAGCTGACATAATTATCTGAGGTTTTTAACATGGACGATTTGAGAAATATATTAAAAGAAGAGTACAACAAGAAGGCAAATATTGTCGATGTTAAAACATTGATGGAGATGGTGGAAGAGGTGATGGCGCTTCCATTCGCAGTCGCAGGGATGCAGATCCACGAAGAACAGGGATCCGCAAAGCCAAAAGTACGCACCTATCATATCTCAGAAATCCCCATGATTCCGATTTCAGAACTGGGGTGGGCAAATGCGGATGACGACGCAGAATCTGACGATCCCAACGCTCCACCATCCCAGCGCCAAGGTTTGGAACAATATCTCGCTAAGATTCCTGGTACCGGATTCGAAGACAAACTTAATGCTGTCTCAGGCATCATGGAAAAAGGTATCAATTCCATCCCGAGAGACAACCCCAAAGAGTTTATTCAGCAAGCCATGGCATACTTGGTATTTTATAAGACACTAACGATGGCAATTACAAACTTTAACGCATCTGCTGCCGGCTTCAACTTTGAAGCATTTCTTGCGGCATTGATGCAAGGAAGGCAAATCCCCGCCGGCGGCGCCAAGACTATCGCTGATATCACTGCCAACGTAGATGGGGAAAGAATCCCAGTCAGTCTTAAGTTATATACTGACAAGGGGCTTGAAGTCGGAGGCAGCTTCTTTGACTTGTGTAACGATATGCTCGAACCTAACGCTGAGTGGGCTGCATGGACAGGTACAAACCCCGAATTTGAAGGCGGGGCCATGAGGTACATAGCATGCACCAAGACTTTAAATGGCGACGGTGTTGAACAAGAGGGCCATATCGATTTTTATCAGTTCGACATCACACGCAAAAATCTATTTGAATTGTTGTCCGTAACAGACGCCGGCCGTAAAGCAATATTGTCGAATACGAATTTTATGGCAGCTTTGACTGAATACATGAAAACTGGAGAACAAACCGACTCACTTAATTGGGCAGACAATATGCCTGCTCGTAGTGACACCAGTGATTCCGCAGAGATTTCTAGTTTGTGGTCTGATTATCTTTCTAAGACCGATTTGTCCTCTATGCGAAAAGCAGGAGTCAGCGAGGAGCAAGAGAAAACGATCCTTAACACACTGGTTAAGATGTATATGGACAACATAGAAGCGACCCAAAGCGCCAATACACTTGCTGCGGACGGCGCCCTCGCCGCGCAGATTGCGTTAGCTCTCAATAGCGATCCTTCTCAGGAGGATAAAATCATGGCTAGAGACATTAGAAATAAAATTGTTAAACCTCTTTTCGCACAATTTAAGAAAGATGTTATAAGAAGTCGCGATGCTCGCGGTCAGTTTCTCGACAAGTCGGGAGAGTGGGTCACGGGCACTCCAGTGGTGGAGTGGTACAATTCTTTAACGCCCGAACTTAAGGCTATGGCAATTAAAAATACCAAAGGATATTTAACTCACTCTCACTGGGTTTTATCAAGAGGCGCAACAATCAGGCTTGGAGGAGGCTCACCTTTCGCTAAATTAGATATTGGGGCCGCGGCCGTTATGAGGGTGCTAGAATCAGCCCGCGGCGAACTTATGGATGAAGTATTTGGCATTTTTGATCAGGTATCAGCTATGTCTGATAGTCTTAATGCGTTTTTCGCCAATGGGCTACAGGAACCGCAACAAGCTAGCCAAGCTGCTCATTCTGCCGATGCGGTTGGCACCGACACTAGAAAAATTGCCGGCATTGATAAATAACATTTGACATTCTCCATACAATCGATTATAATACTAACATAACTTAGAGGCATTAATGAGTCGAGCATACGACGACAATCAAACATTGCAACAGAAAATTATTACTGGTGCCAACAAACTAGCAGACAATGTAGCATCAACGCTGGGGCCGCGCGGAAGAAACGTTCTTTTGCAAGAGAAGGGACAGCAACCTTTTATTACAAAGGACGGCGTTACCGTTGCGGCTTTCGTCGCTTGCGAGGATCCTTTCGAGAATGCTGCCGTCCAGATAATCAAACAAGCAGCAGTCGAGACAAATAACAGCGCTGGTGATGGAACTACGACCGCGACTGTGTTAGCCCGGGCAATCTTGCGAGAGTCTCAAAGATTTATCGCATCAGGGGTCTCACCGACTGAACTACAGCGTGGTATTAATTTGGCCGCGAAAGAGGTGTCACACAACTTGAGAGACGTTGCTACCCCAATCACAAGCCTGGATGACATTGAACACGTGGCAACCATCTCTGCCAACAATGATCGTTCTATTGGCAAACTAATATCGATAGCGGTAGATCGCGTTGGGCAGGACGGCTCTATTACCATCGAGGAGTCGCGATCCCTTGAAACATCACTTGATGTAACAGAAGGGTTTAAGTTAAGGGCCGGCTACTGTGCTAACGCATTCATCACAGATGAGCGCCGGTCAATTATGCATCATGATGAACCGTTGATATTAGTGACCGACTACAAGATCTCAGCAGTTGAGCAGGTTCTTCCAGTGTTGGAAATGTGTGCTCGCGAAGGTCGCCCATTGGTCATCGTGGCGGAGGATATCGAGGGACAAGCGTTAGCAGCACTCATCATGAACGCAATGCGCGGCACTCTAAAGATCGCTGGTATTAAAGCGCCCCACTACGGTGAGGAACGAAGGGACACCCTCGATGATTTGTCAGCCTCGACAGGGGCCACATTCATTACACGAGAATCAGGTATTAAGCTTTCCGATGTGGAAATGAAACACCTGGGTTCCGCGAAGTTCATCGAAAGCGCCAAGCACCAGACAACTATTGTTGGTGGAAATAGTGATGTTGAAGCAGTCGATATGCGTATTGAAACATTGAAAGCCGCGATAGAACAAACTGAGTCTTTACAAGAAGCCGACCACATCCAAAACCGCATTGTTCGGTTGGCATCTGGTGTTGCGGTCATTCGCGTCGGAGGTTCGACAGAAGTTGAAATGACCGAGCGCAAACATCGGGTTGAGGATGCTCTTGAAGCAGTCAAATCAGCCCAAGAAGAAGGTATTGTACCTGGCGGTGGCACTGCTTTGCTGCGAGCGTCAAGAAGCATTGCAATCGTTACTGGCGATGGCACAAGCGATCAGGGTTTGGGCGCCATAGTGGTGCAGAAAGCATGTGAGGAGCCCATTAGACAAATGGCTCTCAATGCCGGTGAGTCTCCGGATCTTATAGTGTCCGAGGTCATGGCCAGCGATCAAGGTTTTGGCTGGAACTTCCGAACAAACGAACTTGTGTGTTTAACGACTGCCGGCATTATCGACCCAGTGAAAGTTACACGAGTTGCTTTACAAAACGCCGCCAGTTGTGCCGGCACCCTTATCACAACTAATTTTGGTATTATCCAAACGGAAGATAAATGATGCGAGGAGATTTAGTACACATCCCACAAGGGACTCAGCTCTTTGGTTTTGATAGTAAGCTGTTGGATAAAACAGAAAAGCCAATAGTAGGTGTGTTCATTGAGGATAACACTATCACTGCCGGCTGGCACGGAGGAACGTATACAATTTATGCCCGCGGGCAAGAAACCCTCGTGAAAAAAAGAGATGTATATCCAATGGGAGATAATAATGGGGTTAGTTAGACTAACAGAAGTATGCTCTAACGGGGCATGTACAACACAACAAGACTATACACTGAAGGAGGTCTTTATTAATCCTGATCATGTGATTATGATTAGAGAAGAGGCCCGCCTGAAACAATTAAACGAGCAGGGGTTAATTAATACGGCACTAAGTGAGGGTCACGAGTTTTCGAAACTTACAATCAATAGGGGCAACACCGGCACAGAAATTGTGGTTGTGGGCGCGCCAAACATAATAGAAACTATGCTAAATAAAAACAACAAGCAAATACTAAGGGGATAAATTGTTAAAAGAAAGAGTTAATATTCAATATTCAATTGATATGGAAGAGTTACCACATGAAGTTTCTCGACTTCTGAGCAAGAGCAAGGAGGCAATCAAAAGCGTAATAAACGAACACATGGAAAAATTGTCATTCGCAGATGATTCTGAATTATTATCTATAAAGACTATAGAAATGATAGAGGACGCGAGAAGAGCCCTCTCTGCAGCCGACTATATTTTAAATGACACAACAAATATAATCGATGGGTTTGTGAGATACAAGATGGGCGACAAAAAAGAGCAGCCAACAGTAGAAGAAAAGCTCCCTGATATGCCGCCAGAGTTTCGAAATCCAGAGCTGTTATCAGATGACGTCACGATGGCTGAACTGCGTTCAAAAATTGAGAACTACAAGGCAACGACGTCGGGCCAGCCACCACCTACCCCATGAGGTCTCCACTAAGAGACCCTAATAAATTTAAATCTGCGCATGTGGTTAGGGAGATGACCCCATCCAGTGCAGTGATCTGTAGTTATTTATTTTTTGATGGAGCGATAGAGCTAAGTCTTATAGACAGTGAGAGGTTTGTAGTAGCACACACGAATAATTATACAGTAAGTGAATTTTGGGCATGTGCCAGATTTGATCCACACAGACTATCTCAATTAATAAAACACATCAACAGCAATACAGAAGAAAAATTAATATATGCAATGCAAGAAAACTGGGCCAAATATAAGGATCCCTTTGTAAGATCTGCAATATTCTATTTATTAAATAGATATTCTGGAACCTCTCAAATATCAGCCGGCCCTATTGAGTTTGAAAAAGTGAATCCAGTCTCTCTTAATCACATTAAGTCACTTAAAAAAATAAAGAATTTTCATCTAAACAGAACAAAAAGTGAAGATTTTTTGTTGGACATCGAACAAAGCTCGTCTGAAATTAATAACGATATGATTCTTATTCCAGTTGGTAATTTTAATTATAACTTGTTTGATAAGGGAAAATCGACATCGCATGAGGCCACGGCGATTAATCATGGGGATTTGGCGGATGTTTTTCGTTCATTAAAGAAAAAGTCCGTAATGATATATAAAAATCATAGGGAATTATACGATCTTTACAAAACCAATAATCTTACCATGGTCGACACACGTGGTAACAAAACCACCGATCATGAACGGTGCGAGGACTTAATAATTGCCAACTTCTAACCTGCTCTTTGCGTGCTCCCTGTTTGCTTTGGGGCAAACAATGGCGTGGTTTCAAATCAACTCACAGTTTGTGTGGGATTGGTGGCGTGACAAGCCTGTGTTGGCCGTCGCATTGTTTGGTTTTCCGGTTGGGCTATGTTTCTTATATGGTGTAAGAATAGCTTATGAGGAAATGGGACAGATTTGGGGGCCACGATTTCTCATATTTAGCATGTCCTACCTCACCTTTCCGTTGCTCACTTGGTATTTTATGGATGAATCAATGTTCACAGCCAAAACAATGACTTGTGTATTCTTATCATTTATGATTGTGGCAGTTCAATTGTTATGGAAGTGACAACCATATATTTATTTGACGTTGATGGCACGCTAACACCCGCCAAAACCCGCATCGACTTCAATTTCGCCAATGACTTTCGCGACTGGATCGAAGGTAAAGAAGTTTATATTGTGTCTGGGGGCTCATACGAGCGCATCATTGACCAGCTTGGCGTTTCTATAGTCGATAAGATGGCAGGGGTGTTCGCTTGTATGGGTAATACGTTCTACCAAAAATATAACAGTGGCAACACTGGCCAATATAGTGAATGGAAACTAATATATGAGAATAAATTTAAGGCGCCCCGGGGCTTTTATAAACAATTAGACAGTATTGTGAAAGAATCTCCCTACGAAAGCAAGACTCGTCGCCATTACGAAGAGCGCATTGGTATGGTAAATTTCTCTATTGTCGGCAGAGACGCTAGCCCCCCGCAACGGAGAGCATATTCTGACTATGATGCGATGGAAAAGGAGCGAGAGCAGATAGTTAAAGCTCTCTCCAAGAAATACAAGAGCTTAGACTTTGTGATCGGAGGGGCTGTAAGCATAGATATCTTTAATAAGGGCAATGATAAATCACAGGTTATTGAGAAGTTTTTTAAAGACTCCTTAAAAACCCACAAGATAGCGTTTGTGGGCGATAAGATACCGCGCCCGGGCAACGACCATGCGATAGCAGAGAAACTCCGCAAGCACCCAAATGGGGGGGCTTATGAGGTAGGTTCCTGGCAAGACACTGCCAAACTACTTAAGACTCCACCATTTACTAGTTGATAGTAGAAATAACAACTATTTATAGTGTATTGATACACTAAGAGGAAAAATAATGGACTTTTCTACAGGCAATTGGTTCGGCTATCTTCGAGAAGAAGTTTTAACAGAGGGGTTGAGAGACATCGGCTTGTCCGAGGTCATCGTTGATTTCATCGAGGACGGCATGCCAAATGCTCCCGAGAAGTCAAAGATGTACGCAGGCAATAACTGGAAAGAACACAAGTTGGGCAACCCCGGCTACATCGACAGCACTCAACAGAACTGGCTGAGTTTTATGGAGCGTAACTTTGAAGATCAGATACAGCTTCCACGCGCAACCCACAATCCAGTCCAAGCACGCACGATTACTCCCTTCTCCATAAGCGATGCCGGCTCGGACGGCAACGTCCGCGTCCGCGATTTCAGCCGGAAGCGCGTAGCATACGACGACGAAACCATCGAGCAAAACAAGAAGATCGCATTCGTCGCAGACAATATAAAGCAAGCGTGGGCAAAGCCCGCCGGCACTTGGCGCAAGACATTTATGAAAGCAGTGAAGGCACTGAGCAAAGCAGGTGTGCCTTCCGAGAAAGTTGAGGTTGTGAAAGAATATATCAATGAGCAGATGCTGTCTCAGTGGAAAACATACTGGGGCAGATATAACGAGTTATTCTCTTGGCTCAACGACGAACCAACGAACTACGAAATGATCAAGGGTGATGATATTGACAACGCCTACCAAACTGCAGTGGATGACTTGGAGAACCGAGAAGATCCAGACAACATACTCCACACATTTGAGGACGGCTCGTACTGGTATAACTTGAATGTGTCTAACTGCGCCGTAGAGGGCGAGCGTATGGGACACTGTGGCGGTGACACTCGCGGTGTTCTAGTCTCACTCCGCAAACGCCAAAGCAAGCGCAAAGCATCCTCATCTTATATTACGATGACCTGGGGTGACGAGACCCTTTATCAGATCAAGGGACGCTCCAACGACGCACCCCCCGAAGAAATGTGGGATCACATCGACTGGTTTATTAAGAACGTGGGTATTACCTCAGTTCAAGAAAGCGGCGAGCACTCCAGCGATTATGATGGCTTCCGAGAGATGAATGATTATCTATCCACCCGAAACCGTCACGTCTTCTTTGCCGGTCAGATTGATGAAGCTGCCATCCAAGAAGCAGTAGAAGAGGCTGTCAATGACTACGAGGCCGAAAACTCATCGATCTCCGGTGAAGTCCAAGGGCCAGACGAACACGGCGGCGAGGGAGTATATGTCTATATGACGGCCGATTGTGAGATACAGATCGACCTAGGCTGGAAAGGGTTTGAACTCAGGAACAACGAATTCACCCCTACGATTGCTCCCAACGACACCACACGAGACACGCGCTTTGAAACGATCCCGGATAACAATTGGGGAACCTCAGCGAGAAACTTTACCAGCGAAATAGACTTAGAGGAGCTTGGCTACGATTTACCCGGCGAAGGCGAGGTTGAATGGAATATCAGAATGCTGACTGGCGCCCAACCAGAGGGCGAAGACATAGATCCAGACTATCCAGCGACCGCGCACCTTGAAATTTCGATACGTACCATGGAGCAGGAGTCCGCCGACGATGAAGACGATGCTGCCCGAAACATGCGATACTTTGGCGAGTCGGTTATAGAAAACTTCGAGGATAACTACGAAGAGCTTCGCGAGAAGGTGCGATCCCAACTAGCAGAAGGCGGCTATGCAGTCAAAACTCCATATGATCGCGAACGAACGGGTATGACCGAGCTGGATCTTGACAACTGGAAGATCTGGTCAGATGGTCCGAGACTAGAGTTTTGGTTCAGGCGTGGTCAGAGAGATGACAATGCTGTGTTAAACTCTGGCGGAGATATCGGCAGTGTCTCAAACATGATCAAGATGTGGGGTTTTGATGAAAACAGGGAAGGACACATGGATGGAATATACCGCAAGATGTTTGGGTCACCTTCTGTTGGCCGGCCCTTGCGTGTAGAGAACGATGATCTGAGCCGCAACATGGCAAGAAACTTAGAGAAACTTTACGCCGCAGCAGAAGGGGAGGCCACAGGACAGCAGCCGCTAGCCCTCGGCGCCAAATATGAAGCTCCTGCCGCTAGTATTGTATTGGCGAAAGACTCACGCTTTATCATCATGCCAGAGACAACATTAAAGAGGGATCAGTACCCCTCCATGTTGCTCAATTGGAAGTATGAGATTGGGGTGGGCAGCAAGTCGTCGCCCGAAGAAGTTGAAGTTGTTAAAGACATTGTGCATTATTTTAACGCACGTCCCGACATGGTGGAGGAAGCTGCAAAGGAAACAATCCGCACATCCATACAGGGATTAGAAGCGCTTGCAGATGCCACCAAGAACGATGTAATGTCGGGCAAGTGGCCCCAGAGCGCCATCCAACATATTGACAGCCGGTACGGAGCCGCGGCCATGTCAGGCTCCGACACCAATGCTGAGCGTATTATAATGATCACTACGTGGATCAAGGAAAACTTTGATCAGATGGGTGAAGTTGAGAGGTGGGTTGCTTGGTTCAGGTTTTTGAAGCCACTGAAAGAGGGATATTTTAACATAGCTCGCGGCGGAGATATCGAGATGGACGACGATGCCAACATTGGCCGGCCCGAGAATTGGAGCAGAAAAGTCAAAGAACAGATGACGCGTTTAGGAACCTACGGCGGCACCGTGAGGAACTATGCCGGCGTTTCGATCCAAGAGAATATAGAAGATCAGATTGAGAGAATTGAAAGACTTTTGCAGGAGAAGGATACAAATTATGATCTCCGCATTTATAGTATAGTGATGGATGTTTCAGTATCAAAAGATGTTGGTGGAGAGGTCCAGGAGACACAGACAGAGATCCGTGGTATCAATGGTGTGACTACCGTACGAACGTTGGGTAACTTAACACCAACAGGGGTGACGCACACAGGTAAGTTCGAGATCAAGTTTGAGATCTTGGGAGGTATGAGTCGCGTGAAATATAGGGATCGAGTTCTTATCCCCGGAATGGCACGAATCAATGGCTTAAAGATTTTGAGAGTCTCGCCAATACACAGAACTAACAAGCGTGGCACCATCAGAACAGTGCGCGAGGCGATGGAAAATGCCATTAACGAGGCAGGGTTTGGAGGTATGGCTGGTGCGATGAGTTCGGTGCGCACACAGAATACGCGCACGATGCCCACACCCCGCGGGACATTGGATGATATAATGGCTGACTGGCGGGATGGCGGCGTGATGACATATGACGCACCGATGGACACAACAGACATGCGGTATCATGTGATGATGCCAGTGGAGGAGATGTGGGAAATCATATGCCGGTCACAAACAAAAGGCTCTGGCCCAATGTTTAGAGCGCCCAAAGATGGTTTCGATGGAATGTATCAGAACTTTATTAGAAATGGCGCCACCGCTCCTGTGTATATAGCAATCGGCAAGAACGGCAAAATAAAAGTAACAGGCAACGAAGACTTGATTTGGTATGCCAAAGAAAGCGGCTTAGAAGAATTACCAGTGTTTCTCTCGTATCAAAGTCAAGTATAACACAGTATCGTCATACTTATTATAGTATGAATAGGTTTTTAAAATGGGTAAAAGTGCTATTTTGGGCCGGCTTAGGTGCCATGGCGACCCTCTCAATAATAACAGCCATCGCCTACGAACAATATCATTTTCCAACACAAACAGAAATACAAGATCCAACAAATATAAGCACAGAATATTCAGGAGATTACCAGAGAACCATACTCAAGTCAAGGATGAGTTCGGTTTTAATAGTATCGGGAGATTTCTTATCAGGAATGACTGCGACTCAGTCCGCTACTTATTTTGTCGCTAACGACACTCCATATATAATAACGACAGCCCATGGCATTCTTGGCCCGTGCTTTCTAGTAGCTGTATCCCACGAAGAAGAGACAATAGGATGCACCGACTATATGATAATTGATAGAGAAGCAGATTACGCGATTATAAAGATAGAAGATAAATTTTTTAATAGGACACCAATAAGAATACCGGAAGACTTACCTTTAGGAAAAGAATGGAAGAAATCGTACTCGATTTTAAGCAAAATAATATATACAGGATATCCAAATATGGTTGGCCCTTTAACTTTAAAGGGAGATGTGGTAGGATATACTGGTGGAGAATTGGTTTATATCTTCTCACATGCATACAGTGGCTCATCGGGGTCCGGCGTATTTTCAACAGATGGAAAGTATATAGGAATGATAATGGCGATAGATGTGGGCCAAAATGAGCTTGGTGTCGATGTTTTAGAGAATATTGTTATTGTAACTCCTTCCTTTAAAATAGACTGGGCCGTAGTTTTAGACTAATTACAGGAACGAGGAACAATCAATGGAAGAAAAGAAAAGCAAGCAGTGTCTCACTGCGATGCTAAAAAAGTTTAGCTCACTCGACAATCAGATTTCACGTATTAAAGATCAGTTAGACGAACTTAGAAAACTTATGATCGATGGAGAACCCATCGGTGAAACCAAAGAGGATATATGTTTAGTAACAGAAGCAACATTATTAACACCAACCAAGGAAGACACGTAATGTCAGATGATAATGTAATAGGGTTAGAGATTTCTCCCATAGAGGGGCCAATGTCGATCGAGCCAGAAGACCTGAAGCCTAAGAAGCCCAGCAACAGAGCACCAGAGGGCATTAGAACTTTCACTGTATGTCGTCAAAGTGACGAGACTGGCATCTCAGGCGAGGGCGTAGTCATTGAGGGTGCTACCTTCGCAACAGGACACACAGTAATACACTGGCTTACACCAGCCCCCCGCGGCAGTATTGCGTTCTTTGATGCGTTTGACGACTTCTTAAAAATTCATATTAAGCCTCATCCAACAAATAGAACTATTATTACATTTGAAGATGGCGAACAAGCCACTTACGACGGAGGATAATGGCAGAGTATATTGCACCTCCGTGATTCGTATAAAGATTTAGGAACTATTTACTATTATGAATGGAATGAGTTGGAAAGATTTTGTTGATAGCCTTCACGAAGTTGAAGCATATCAACAGAAGGTGAAGAGGGCACCCCGTGATAAGCTCACCAAACGAGGCCCACAACGCAAAGGGGGCGCCCCGTTTGATGAGGAGCCCAATCCTATCAATAAGTCGGCAGCGCCGGCCCAGGGTAACGTGGGCCTTGAAGAAGAAGTTGAACCGGAGTCATTCGATTCACACGACACTCTTGCAACAGGTATTTGGATAGATGGCGACCGAGTTGCACCCAAGGTGGTGGCCCGCCTAAATAAAATAGCACAAGATTTCATAGACAGTCTTCCGGTTGAAATAGATATAGAAGACATTAGACTGACGGGCTCTCTCGCAAACTATAATTGGTCGAACTACTCCGATGTAGATCTTCACATCATTGTCGATTTTCTTGGTATTGACGAGAACAAAGTACTTGTTAAAGCGTTCTTTGATAATGCGAGAATGCGATGGAACAACAGACACCAGATCAGAATGAAGGGCTATGATGTTGAAATATATGTGGAAGATTCAAGAGAACAACACGTATCGTCAGGTGTGTATTCTTTGATGAACGGTGAGTGGGTAACAAAACCACGCAAATATCGCAAGAGCATTGATTTTCCTGCCGCGCGCCGCAAAGCAGCCGACTTGGAATTCCAAATAAACATTATCGACAACCTCATCACTGCAAAAAAATTAAAGAGCGCCCTGAAGAATGTTGAACGAGTTAAAAGAAAGATAAAGAACATGCGTCATGCTGGCTTGGAGAGTACACACAAAGAGTTTTCAATTGAAAATATTGCCTTTAAAATCTTGCGAAGAAATGGTATGTTAGGTGTGCTCGATGAATTTAAACATAAAATATATGATGACATGATGACGGTCAAAGAGGAATAGATGAAGTTCTGTGACATTGATAAAGATGCAAAGGTATTCCCTGGTGAATATATCTTATATGAACCGAAGAACCAGATTGTTTTATGCGGCGCATTTAATAGAAAAGAAAACTTTATTCGTGTTCTCCACAATGGGCGCCTTTTGCAAGATAAAATAGAAAACTTTAAAAAAATAGAGCTTTCCAAGAAGGAGAGAAAACAAAAAACGGGCGGCTGTAAGAAGTGTGGCAAAAGCAATGTCCTATAAATCGAAGTTGAATAGTGGATATGTTAGCGTCGGGCCGTTTTTAGAAGCTGAAAAAGCAGTATCGGAGTTTATAGAAAACATGTACTTTACAGTTCTTATGAATGAATCAATGAAAGAGCGAAAACAGATTCAGAAAATCTATGATGCGGCCATCAGAGAAAATGATCACGAAGCAGAGAGTGTCGCCAAAAAACAATTACAGGCCGCCGATAATATGCTGGCCTTGGCCTTGACCAGCATAGAGTACGATGAAGCTTCAGAAGTATGACAAACATTTATGCGTACTGTCTGTTCGGTCAAAACGAGATGTTTTGTGGTGTCTATTCATCACTTAGGGCCGCACATCGTGATGCTTTGAAGCTGTGCAATAAAGGAAGCTCGGAGGTTTTTCTAAAATCGGATGAAGAGTATCTAAAGCCTTCATTGAAAACAATTAAAAAAATGTTTAAAGGTGAATTCGATACAAAAGTACAATACATTTCGTCATCGACCTCAGCCACCATTATAAAGACTAGGTTAAAAGAATGAAAGAAGTTTATATTGTATATGGCATCACAGATTGTCCTGCATGCCTCCGTGCATGCGCACTGCTTATGGAAAACGATCACGAGTACACGTTTGTGAATACCGATTTCTCTACTTCTTACCGCGCTCACGTAAAAAAGACGTTCCGTTGGAAAACGATGCCGGTGATTGTTGTATGGAGCGGCATAGATCAACAACTGGTTGGGGGTTATGATGACCTTGTGTATGCCTTGGAAAAAGAGCCCAAGGCCGGCTCCTGAGCGCCGTAAAAGACACAGTTTGTGTTAAATAAAAACCACAACAATAGTTAGTTATGTGGAACTTAAACGCGGCGATTTGATACGGTGGGTGGTGGATCATGAGATCTATGAGGCATCGGGCGACGTTTTGGTTGGTATTTGTCCTAATTATAGACATGGAATCATCATGGAGGTTTCACATAAAGATCCAAATGCAATAATGGTTTACTGCTATGATTGTAAAACAAGAAAGGAGAACAATTGGATGATACTCAACCGAGAATATGATAAACTTGAAGTCTTGAGTGGTGAATCCAGTGGGTAAATTTTCTTTAGGCGGCAAGATGCCAAAGCAGGATGCTATTAACTCCCTGATTTTAAAGGTATCAGAATATTATGATGGGCGCTACGATGTATTCTTTACAAGCGATGATGGCGGAAGTGTGTTAGAAGTGATGGTGGAGGTGCCAGAACCCAGCGAGCCTTTCGATGAACAGGTACCTAACTTCCCTCCTATTTTTGACATCATACCTAAGTGGGGTGGCTGGAGAACTGTGATAACCAAGGTTCCTCCTGAATATATCGACTATGTGCATCTTAGAAAAGATGACTAAAGGACCAAATGTGGTTTTTAGAGCAGATATTCCTTGACTTTTATCTTAAAATGCCCTATATTATAGAGGACGCAAAGGAGAGCGTTATGAACACAGCCAAGAAAATCGAGTCTGCCCTATCACTCGCAGTTTGCGGTGGGTGGGACCGCAAGTTCTTGGAGTCTGTTCTTTCGCAAATAGAAAAGGGCCGTGACTTGTCTGTGAAGCAGCGTCAGGCGCTTGGTAAGGTGTTGGCCCGCAATACACCTGAAGCGGACACACAACACGCCTCGTGGGCTGTTATATATGATAGGGAACATAAAGCGGCTGCCAAGATCCTAGCGATGTATCATATACACCAACCATACTATCGTCCAATGTCCAAAGATATTCTCAAAGGTATCGTGCCCGGCCGCAACAAGTATTTGCGAATGGCAGACAACAAATACTCTAAAAAGGTTTTACATGAAGCTGAAAGAGCGCCACGGTTTGATACTAATACCTACGTCGTTCCTCGCGCGATGTTTGACTCGCACAAAAACATTGAGTTTCAGACAGATATGATCTGGACCCACCAAAATAAGATCATTCGCAATTTCAAAAAGCGCGGCGGCTTTGTTGTTGCTGTGCTACCTGACATTCGTTCTGCTGCGAAGGGTGCAAAAAGATATAAGTTACTTCCCATAGGTGAAACAACTCCCATTATTGTTGAGGAGCGCTTTTTAAAGGCCGCCAAGAAAAAGAAATAGTTGATAGGCGCCCCTACTTAATAGTATGACGGATCAACACACGGAAGCGCGCTATAAGATCGGTGATTTTGTTAGATGTGCTTATGACTTTTATCACTTCTTTTCATATTGGTACGATGAAGAAATAAGCGTCATGCCGTTTCATGGAGTTATTGTAGATATTTCATACGACGAAGGGTGGTACATGGAGTCAGTATATCAAATATATTGTTTGGATGGTCAATATCGCTTCTTTTTAGAAGATGAACTCGAATTAGTCTATGTCCCCTGATGCCTTCCTGACAAAAAAGCTTGACACCACCATTGTAGTCGGTTATACTCTAAGAGTGAGAGACTGCACGACATGGCCGAGTGGTGAAATGGTAAACACAGGAGACTTAAAATCTCCCGCCCGTTTGGGCTTGCGGGTTCGATTCCCGCTTCGGCTACCAAACTAAACAAGAGAGCAAGATGAAATATACTATTATTTACACAGATGCAGAAGGAAACTGGAAGACGACAACTTGCGTTTCTTCCCATGATAAACATGTAGCTTGGACAGATGTTCAGCAATATCTTAGTGAAGGAGATACAATTCATTTACTTTCGCCAGGAGATCAGATTATTTATTCGGAGAATGATATAAAAGTGGCAGATACGCCGATGTAGCTCAATTGGTAGAGCAACGGTTTTGTAAACCGTAGGTTGCGGGTTCGAGTCCCATCATCGGCACCACTTTACACTTCTCTAACAATTTTCTACTTGACAACAGGCGCCCTCAATGCTATATTTATAGTATAGAAAGGAGAATTATACATCCTTAGCTCAGTTGGATAGAGCATCGGCCTTCTAAGCCGAGGGTCGTTGGTTCGAGCCCAACAGGATGTACCATATAACATGCGGGCGTAGCATATGACGGTGAATGCACTGTTCTTATAAAGCAGAGAGTGTGGGTTCAAGTCCCACCGCCCGTACCATTTTTTTAGGCTCTTAGCTCAGTTGGTCAGAGCATCCGGCTCATAACCGGTCGGTCGTGGGTTCAAGTCCCACAGAGCCTACCATTTTTTAACAACAACGATAAGGAAAACAATGGGCTGCGATATTCACGGTTTTTGGGAAGTACAGACGCCATCAGGTAAATGGTTCGCCATACGTGAAATAAACAGCGATAGATCATATGTGTGGTTCGGCGCTGTGGCGGGCGTGAGATCACAGGACATTAGCTCTATCGTGCCTGTTCGCGGCAGTCCCGCAGATGCCTCTATTGCATGGGCTGACTATTGCACCGATGAAATAGAGTCAGGTTTTCTACATCACTCAACCTGGCTAACACCGAGTGAAATATCTGCCGCAAACGCAGCATATCGTGAAGCTACAAAAGACTGGAGAGAGCCACACCACCCAAACGATCACGAATCCATACCGCGACTAACAGATGAGGTTTGCGAACTTATTACAGGATATAACTATGTTAGTGGCCATGGCAATACACAAATTATTAAATGGGCTGGCACGATTGAGGATCTTATTGGAAAGGATGCTATTTATGAACAGAGTATCAGATTCGTTTGTGCATTTGATAACTGAGGAATATGAGTTATATCTAATGTCCGATCCAAACATCCAAATAGGCTCACACGTCGAACATGTGCATGAGGAAAAGTGGCATGGTGAGGTTCTTGGGCTTGTGTTCGACGAAGAAGGACAAGTTGAATCTATTTCGGTTTGGCTCGACGATGGTAACGTGGTTGATGACTACATAGAATATTGGGATCATATTGAGGTTGATGCACTACCAGACAATGTTATTGACGCCGCAGATAGGTTTGGAAAAGAAGAATGAAGTTATTTAAGATCACAGGCCGACACACACAAGTCAAAACACCTGATGGCGTGGTATTAACATGTTGGCTTGGAGCAGAAACTAAAGAAGATGCCTTGACATTGTGCGCGGAAAAGGGTATAGTAGATATAGAATGTATTATTGACGATACGAACACGAACCCGTTTCTTGAGGGAAAGAAAGACAGATGAGTTATCACGATGGCTACCACTCATATCCAGACACGGGCATTTCTGTTGTAAATCCGCTGATTCAAAACGAAAAGAAGATCATGGAGATCAAGAGACTCCTGGCCGAATCGGTGGTAAAAGAGATAACAGCCACAGAACTGCGAGAGCAGATTGCAAAAGTATTAAACGAATATGAATGATTTTCACTACGCTAAAGCCGGCCTACCACGCGATGTTCGCAATGCACCCGACCTAAGAAATGCGTTAAGAATGTATATTGATAAGCGGTTGCTTCACGTTTCGGATATTTGTCTCCAACACAACGAAGACCCATTTAGAAAGGAATACGGTTTGATTCATAAGCGTTATGCGAATACATTAACGCTGGTTGCAGAGGCAACACAAGACGTCAACTATTTAACGAAGTCAGTTATTGAGTGGATAAGTGAGGACTTTAAGAACGCACTGACGGGGGCACAGAGAGGCGCCGCCGGCATTTGTGGGGCAGAACTATTGAAGATCGTTGAAAGCTATGAAGGTCGGTGACTTAGTTATATATGTTCCCAGATCACGTATGTCTGATAAATATAAGTGGAAAAAGAAAAGTACCACAAAGCTAACTGCACCGGGTATCCTCATTGAAGAAATAGTGAATAAAGGTACAACCTCTCGCATGTTTTCAGTACGTTGGCATAGTGGGATAGTAACTGATGAGTGGTCGGCGTTTCTTATTCCGTATGGAGAAGAAAAATGAATGTAGGTGATCTGGTCAGAGTATCATACAACAAACGCCCGAAACCCGGTGAAGGGTTTGTCAGCATTGTGTTGGAGGTCAACAGGAGTGAGAACCACCCAAACGGCTTGGGGTTAGTTAAAGTTTTGGAGGATGGACAAGAGCAATGGTATCCGATTGGGTACATCGAGGTGATCAGTGAAAGTAGGTAACTTAGTTAAAAGAAGGGATGACCACAGACACCACGGTATTGTGATAGAGGTGGCACCCATAGAAACGCGCATCGATCATGGAGATAATGTGTGCCGTGTGGAGTGGTCTGACGGCGAGGTTTCTTTTGAGTTTATAAAGATGCTTGAGGTATTGAGTGAAGGTCGGTGATCTGGTCGAGATTGAAAAGTGGTGCAAGAATAAGGGGCGCAGAGGTATTGTAGTTGAAGCCATTGAATATATGGGGTGCGTTAAAATCCGCTACCTGGATACGGGCGAACCTTCAAGCGCGCTGAGAGATAACCTGAAGGTGCTAAGTGAAAGTAGGTGATCTAATATCGTTCAAACCAAAATCGTTCGGTGATGATGACTGGTCTAACCCCGGTATTGTTCTGGATAGCTATGAGGATGATGATCGACAGGCAGGAGGATGGAAAGACTTGATATGGATTGTATGGATCGACGGTGGCAAGTATATGATCAACGAAAGAAACGACGATGTGACTTACTTGACAAGCTCTTGACAACTTAAACCTTGACGTAGAGCGCCCTCGGTGTTATATTATAGGTATAGAAAGGAGGAAAATAATGAAAGTAGGCGATCTGGTGGTTTCTGCACGTGGCTATTGGCACACTCCGAGACTTGTAGTATCAACTCACGAAACAGCCAAGGCGTTGCTCGGAATACTTTGGCCCGATGGCGAGATAAAGTATGTTCATTATAAACACCTGGAGGTTTTAAGTGAAAGCCGGTGATTTGGTACGGTTTGAGAGCACACAGCACGACGACATGGATCGTTATGGTGTGGAATATGGCGTTGTAGTGAGAATGTCCACCACCGGACACACCACAGAGTCAGCAGAAGTATTGTTTAATGATGGAGAATTGGCATGGGTTGGCACTCAAAGATTGGTGGTAATAAGTGAGTAATATAAGTAGGCGAGTTTGGAAAGCGAAAGGGCACAACTATATTTTGTTTGGCACGATCGTTGCTGAGAGAACGACAAATGGGTGGTCGATGGTAAAAGTCGAGTGGGCACAACCGCACCCTGAAGCAAACATGGCAGATGAGTGGCAGAGACTCGTTGATCTTGGCGATGTGGAGGATTTGATAGAGATGACGCAACAGAAATGAAGGATAGCGGCGCGCCCAGCATTGGCGATCTTGTTATCGCACTCTACGATGAGCTACGCGACATTTCTTGTGTTGGGTTGGTGATGGAGACTAAGGGAATTGAATGTAAGATTCAGTGGTCATCGGAAAGTAATCCTATCGGATGGTGGCCAAGATCAAAGCTAAAAGTTATCAGCGCAGTCTGACATTCTCTTGACAAAAAATATATTGACAACCACATAACATCGTGCTATATTATATTTAAGAGAGAAGAATTGCTTGTTAAAAACTTAAAAGTTGGGATGTTGTTGGTGCCAAAGGAGGGCGCGATTTTCAAACACTATAAGGCCCAGTCTGCCCATGATGAAACAGAACACTTAGAGTGCTACACTTTACGATCGCACCGTGTTTATCAGCGATATGCGGATCACCCGTTAGCGAAACAACACGTTGTTTATCTCGGAAAGGCAGCAAAAGAGCACACAGACACAGAGTATTATGAATATAGACACAGAGTGTTCGTCCCTGCTCTTGGTCGGGAAATGCGGATCGCCAGTGAGTGTTGGCGCAGTATAGAACCACTGGACCTTGGGAGGCCACCACAATGAGAACGGCAATATACACATTTAGTTTTATTTTTATTGGGATTCCGATCATCGGGCTATTAACAGTTGCGATAGAAGTGCTTAGGGGCATGCTATGAAGGCCGGCGATCTGGTTACGTTGTCAGCATATTCGGAAGGACTTTCGGATCTGTATAAGTTTGCTGAACACAGGAGAAAGATGGCCGGAAAGCCACCACTCATCGGACTTGTTGTTAAAAAAGAGGTGCTAACACCTGACCAAAAAGCCTATAGATACTGCAACTCTGAGAATGAAAAAACACGTTATTATATTAACTGGATGAATAAAGACTGTCCCGTAAGTAGGTACGGAAGTGCAAGACACTATATGAAATCGCATGCCTACTTCCTTCGCAAAGACCTCAAATATGTCAGAGGAAACAAGTGACCCTACTAAAAACATTTGTATTGATCGGAATAGTCGATTCTTTTGATGCTCGTTTTGCGACGGTCGAACTAAATACTAATCCTGCCACAAATGGTGGGGCATCCCTCGCAGTGATGCCAATCACCGCGTTTCCATGCGAGATATACGAAGGCAAAAGGTTTTTCGTTGTAAAACTTGACGAAAACCAAGACTCAGTGATCATTTGCGATCGAGAACCAGAAAAGAAATGAGTGAGATATTAAGTAAAATGAATACATACCCAAGACTTGTTTGTGCCGATGGCTTTGAAATGAGTGTTCAGGCAAACCAGAACGCTTACTGCACCCCGCGCCGGAACAACGCAAAAAAATATAAAGAAGTGGAAGTGGGCTTCCCGAGTACTGAAGAACCGATGCTGATGGAATATGTGGAAAGTGAAGGAAAGCCCACCGATACGGTTTATCCTTACGTTCCAGTGGGCGTCGTAACGAATGTTATCGCTAAGCACGGCGGAATGGTTGAGGGGGATGTGCCTCCCGGCGTTATACCATTGAGAGCTAGCAGCCGGTGAAGTTTATAGGCAACCACAAAACCAAAAACTTTCACGTTGGCGATCTCGTTTATGATCAGTTTCATGGTGTTGGAGTCGTGATAGATATTTGTGATCAAATGTGTGATATGGAAATACGGTTCCGTCGCCCTGAAGAAGTTATATTTATAGGCAGTGATGGCCTTGATATGATTACAGTCGTAAGCAAGGCAAAACACAGAAAGCCTCACAACCTTCGCTGACCTGACATTCACTTGACAACTCTGGCATTGACAGCGGTGGCTTTCAGTGCTATATTATAGGTATAGAAAGGAAGAAAGCAATGCAAGTCGGCAGTTTGGTACGTGAGACTATAGATGGCAACATCGGTGTCATCTTGGCGTGGGAAAATGACGGCTGGCTTGTCAACTTCCCGAAGCATGGCATGGTGTTCCACATGATGCCGAGACTCTTGGAGGTGATCAGTGCAAGTCGGTGACTTAGTTAAACATTTTCTCACAGAGCAAGTGGGCATCGTGCTGACGGTAGTGGTGGCCAAGCCTCGCCGTAGCATCGGATCGGTGCATGTGATATGGACTACACAGGGTGATTCGCTTTTCGGTCCCGGCAACAAAGAATGGTGCTGTCCAGAAAGTTTAGAACACTTGACAACTGCTTGACACAATATCGCTTGCTAAATGCTGCCAAGCGGTTATATTATAGGCATAGAAAGGAAAAAACTATGACCGAGCAACAACACCCAATCCACGCCGTAGGATCTTTGGTGCGGCACAAGAACCTTCCTGACCGCCCCCTTGCACTTGTTATAGACCATGCGCCTTGTTCAGGTGGTAGCGGGATCATCGTCAGGGTGCTAAAGCCATCAAGGGGCAATCCAAGCGGTGAGTTTGTCACAACATCTATCAGATGGGAACTTGTTTCTTCGTCTTGACATTAGCCTGACAAGAATCGGCTTGCATCCACAGCCAAACATGTTATATTATAAGGGTAAGGAGAGAAGAAATGGGTTATCGTTCAGAAGTTATATTGGCAATCGGTCCAGAGGTCATGCCTCAGTTTATGGTTACAATGGCAAAGTCGCCTGAAGCGCGAGAAATGTGTTGGGCAGAACACGATGAAATGATTAAGGATTATTGCGATATCGAGGGTGCGTTCCTTTTTCGATGGGATCATATTAAGTGGTACTCATCTTATGAGGGTGTTGCAGCCATTGAAGATTTTATGGCTTGGTGCGAGCGCGAGGGAATAAAAGACGAAAAGGGAGAGGAACAAGGTGCCGATAGCTATTATCGTTTCGTCCGTATTGGCGAGGAAACAGATGATAACGAGGTTCATGGATGGGCATTTGATATTCACATTGAACGCAGCGCAACTTATTGATTTTAGGGGCGAATAGCTCAACTGGTAGAGCAAAAGGCTTTTAACCTTTAGGTTCCGGGTTCGAGTCCCGGTTCGCCCACCACCCTTAACACGAGAAAACACAATGAAAATGACAATCGTAATAGACTCCAGCGACCGAGAAGGCATCCACGATGCACTAAAGATGGTGCGTATCATGCACACAAAGTATTCGGGGAACGCTACCGCACACAAAGAATCGTTCAGCAAGATTGAGTTTATCAAGATGCTCCGCAAGTTTATGAAGGAATCCATCGAACACCTTGACGATCCCGATTCTGGACAGGTCCGGGATATGACCGACATGCCAAATCTTCGTAATGCCAAGCGTTTCGCTGACCGCATATTTACGGGGATGCGATGAAGGTTGGTGATCTGGTGAGAATGAAAACCCATAATACGGGACTTGTCGGCATTGTGATGGGCAGGTATCCTAAATACACCGATACCGGTCCTATACAGATAGGTATAAAATGGTTTAAGGGGTCAGGTAAGACGGACTGGGAACCCGAATCTTGGTTGGAG